TCAATAATTTTTTCTAATAGTTCATCGTGTTTCGCTTCAATCATAGGTTCGCCACCTACTAATTTTAATAATTGTAATTCAGATAAATCATCATCAATGTTTTCATTGTCTTTGTGAAACCCTTTGGGTATTTTTTTACCTGGCTTTAGAATACTATGTATTATACTACTGTTTTCCGGAATACACATTACACATGAAAAGTTACAAAGGCTACTTATGCCAGTTTCTAAATGTCGTAGTTTGGCTGGCTTATCAGTAATTTCGATTATTCTACCATATGGTGACTCATCGGAAAATCTTTGTTGTTGACCTACTCTATGCATTGCTCTATTACCTACATCTTTTTCTTCTTCGTCCCAACACCTCTTACAACCTCTTGGGTGTTCTCCGTCAATCATTTGTTGCCTTATTGTTTGGAAAAATTCACTGTTTCTGGCGTTTGTAAGACCGTCTGCAATATTTGGTGGATTATCATCTATCCATCTATCTTCTTGAGAAAACCATCTACAACAAGGCACGACTAGGCCTTCTGCTCCTATTGCTGTTGCAGTCCATGGTAATACGCAATAACTTTTCGTTGGTAAATCTTCTAGAGATTGTGTGTTTGTTTTATTATTTTTCATCAGGTTCGTCTAACAAGTATGCCATATCAGGAAATGTTGCACGGAAATCTGTTCCACGCAATTTGTCTAGTTTATTAATATATTCTCTAAATTCTGGAAGTCGTCTGCTCCAGTCTTCACTACGAGCAAAACTAATCATTCCTCTTAAACGTTTAATACCATAACTTGCATTTTCCCATGTTTGGTAATCTACTTTACCTTTATGCCAACTTGGAACACCTAGTTCCCAATTCTCTTTCCACCATTTAATAAATTCTTCATACTTGGCTTCTGTTTTGTCTAGGAAATCGTTAGGAAGTATCTTAACGTTTAAGTGTCCTGGCCAGTATACAAAGTGGTAGTTAATACCTCCTGCACCAAATGGCCACATATTTGTTTTATTAAATCCATGTTGTAATTTCCATTTTAGGAAATCTGGAATGTAATGAATGTTTAAGGCATTTACAGCACATGCAATTGTAACTTCTACATTGTTAGATGTTTGTGTGTCTAAACGTTTGAACATCTCAAGTTGATGTTCCCATTCACTTGGGTAACGAATATAATCATTCATTGCACCAATGCTGTCAATACTATAATGGAAACGTACTTTTTGGAAGTGTGACCATAGTTCTAGTAAACGATCAGGAAGTTCAACACCATTTGAGTTATAACGTACTTCAATTTGATCTGCATAACCCATTTCAATAACTTTAGATAGTATTGTGTAATGTTCTTCAATAACAGTTGATTCACCACCTGCAAAGTATAATTGTCTAATGTAAGGAATTTGTGCGTAAAACTGTGTCCAAAATGTAGGATTATTTTTATGCCAGTTATAATTAGCACCAAACTGCTTACCTTTATCTTCCCAGGTCATTGTTTCTTTTAATGACTCATTTGTAATTTGTGGATATAATGCATTCCAATCTTTAACCCAACCACTTGAATCATGTGGACTACACATAATACAACCTAGCTGGCATTTAGTACCCATACGGATATCAATATAACGTAATTTGCTATCTGTTGACCCATCTTCGTATGTTTCTTTAACAAGTTCGTCTACATCAATTCCATCTCTTATCCAATAATCTGTTTCCCATTGTCTTTTTGATCTATGTCCTGCGGCTTCTTCTTTATAACATTTTAAACAACTAGCAGGTTTTCCACCAGCTAACATTTGGTTACGAACATTCCGCATATAACTATTATTCCATGAACTGTTTAAGTCGCTGTTATTAAGATTTGCTGGAATGCCATCATCAGTTTTAACAATTCCTACTCTACCACCATATAGTTTATCATTTGTGGCTCCTACAGCACTTGCATTTGCAGTACAACATACTCTCATACTTCCGTCAGGTCTAGTGCTTAAATGAATCCATGGTAATATACAAAAAGTATCACTTGGTAATTTATTTTCTGCCATAGTTATTCTCTAAATTTTATATATAGAATCTTTATTTCCTTTTGTAATAAGATTCCATGTTGCTTCTGTAGCATATCCTGTTAATTGTAAAGCTGGTCTACGTTCCCATGATCCATTCCATGTAATATGTGGTAAAGTTGACCATTCCCATGTAATAGCAGTTCCTTTTTTCCATTGGGTATAAACTATACTGCCAAACTGTACTACTTGTCCTGGCTCCCAATCATTTAACATAATTAAAAAACGAACCATATTAGGATCTTGATACTTAAAGTCTGGATTATCAATTACTCGTTCCTTACGAGGATTACCAGGAAGATTATCAATGTGCCACATTAGTTGCTGGTTTGGCAATTGATCGTGAAACTTAAATGTAAACGATTTTGTTGTATCAATTTTTACAGAATCAATTATTTTTTCAAATGCAGGTAACTTACCAGGATAGTCAGTTATATCCATTTTTTCAAAAATAGGTGCATCTGGTTGTCCATATAAATTTTCAGCATCTTCCATTTCATGATTAGCTGATGGTTTATTAGCCGCATGTTCGTATGATTGTTTATTATATTTTTTTGTACTTAATCCTAACAACCTAGCATTTCTAACATCATCATCCCAATCGCCTTGGAATTGTCCTATTATTTTAACGTACTCACCTTCGTTGTCTACTTTAAAGTTGTCAAAGTGCCAAGGTGTTTTAAAGGGTGATGACATGAATTTACTCCAACAGTCTTGATATTTGACTTGATGCTATATAAACATCGTTGTACTTAACGTTATTTATCTTATCAAAGTCAAATTCAAATGCCTTGGAATGATCAAATCCTTCCCATTGATCAAACTCTGCTATGTCATAAGGTTTAAATTTAAGTCCTTTACGTATTGCAAAATCTGTAATTTTAGCTGACTCTTTCCATAACAATTTACGCATAGTGTTATAGTCTGTATAGCCAGGCCTATAGTCAGGATAATGGTCTGGGGCAAAGTCCATGACTTCGCTCCACCATGCAAATGATTTTTGGGGTTCTCTATATATTAGGACAATGTAATCGCCCGGAAAGTTATTCCATATATAGTCTAAGTTGAATTTTCTTGCTAAGAAATGACATTTAATAACTCTATACCCTGTACCAGAGAATACGTTATTGATGTCTGTTTGAATTTTGTCTTTTGTTAAATGGTTAAAGTCTATCCAGTCTTCACCACACCCTTGTCCAGGTCCCCAATAACTTCCTCGGTGACCATTGTTTTTGTCTTTTGGGTTATATGCTCTATGATAGAAAGTTCTTTCAGGAGTTTCGTCTGTTCTATCGCAAGGCAGAATGGAACGTATTTGTATATCAATGCCGCTCCATCTACTTCCTGGTATTCCACATAACCAAACATTATTTGTCAAAGTGTTTTCCCAAGAAACCGGTTACTCCGCGAATTACATCTTTTTTAATAGCGGCGTAGTCTAACTTTAAACTGATGTTAGACATTGAGTCAACAGTGAGAGCTTTGATGATCTCATCTGCTGATTTATTCTTAATCAACAGAAGATCTGCTTTTGTTAGTATTATTCTTTCACCAGTACCTAAATCTACCCTAACTTCTTTGATGTATTGGGCTGGAACATGATCCATAGATACCTGGTCAAAGATCAGATCAAATGATCTGTCCTTTCGTTCTATCGGCATGTGGATTCCTTTTAATTGTTATTGTATTTATTTAAAACAATTATTCTGAAGCAGTTTCAACTTCAGGTTCCGTCTTAGCGACTGCTTTTTTAGGGCCAGGTTTTAAACCAGGAGCTAAATCATATGCTTGAGCTTTTAAGCTCTTTGCTTCTGTTTCATATCCTTTAGCCTGTGCTAATAAGTTTTTGGCTAAATCAGTATCGTTAAGACCGTCTTTAGCTCTAGCAGTACTTTCCATAACTGAACTAGGTGCAGGTGTAAGATCTTTACCTGCCATATTAATTTCATCTGTTGGTGGTTGAACTACTGCTTTACCACTATTTTCTTCACGTACAATATTATTAATTTCCGTTAATCCAACTGCAATTGAATTGTTAGGTGTCATTTTAACATTGTCAGTAGGTGTTTTTTGCAACCTACCTGTAGAATGTAATGCCTGTAACATATTTGTTCCATCAGTAAGAACTGAACGTTCAGCATACTGATAAAAATCAGTACTTGCCTGAGCACTAGGTGATTCTACGGCACTCATAATATCATCGTGGAACCAATCAGGAAGTGCATCAGTATCTACTACTAAGCATTGATTTGGTTCGTCCGGTAATTCTCTGAATACCACTACTACTTTTTTACCTGTGTTGGACAATTTTCCAACATGTTTTATGTTTGTTGTCATAATTTACTCCTTAGAGGATTCTTTTTCCTTAGAAGATTTAGCATCTTTCTTATCTGCTTTTTTATCTTCAGGTTGTGGTTGTGGTGAATTTGCTTTGATAAAAGCTACTAACTTCTCAAAACACGCACCTACTTGACCTGCTTCTGCCGCTTTAAAGGCGCCACGTTGTGTAGCAAGATCAATAATATTTGCTGAAAGAACAATATCTTGGATTGATAATTCTACAACATTTGGTTTCTTTGGTGCTTCTACTACAACTTCTTTAACTTTTGTATTTTCTGCCATGTTTATCTCCTTTGGTAGATTATATAAACTACATGTTTATTTATGCTAATTAAGTACTATGTTTATTTATACCGGTTTAAATGACGGTTTTTTGGGTTGGTTCGTGAGCTGTATTACTTAATTTGCTGACATAAAGGTTTTTATTAAATTGATCTATATCATCCTTTAGTTCAAACCATAGCTGATATATCTGCTTAGACTTATCCAATGGTCTAATATGGTATAACCCCTTTATATCTGTCATCAGATCGTTCCAGGCTACATCATTGTTATTAGTTACAACAACAACTCTATTTCTCATCATTGCTTCAACTAATTCTGTACCTGCAATTAATTGCAAGTCTGTTTCACTTAGGCTTCCGCCATTGCTAACTAATTTTATTTTATTAGTTTGTTCTTTTTTCACTTTTTTAACCATTCCCATAATATGTTATATTATATAATAAATTAACAGTCGTGTCAACCATTAACCTTTAAAAGATAGCCTAAAAATCATTGCATCTTCTGGATTTTCAAAATGAAAAGTGTGGCTATCATCTGGATTAGCCCACTTTACTGCATTAAAAGTATGATGATAAAGATGCTTTCTACACCATTTAAGAGCACCTTCGTAATTATGATTAAATTTAACTACAACTGGTGTGCTTTTTGGCGCCCATTTTTTCTTATATTCCATAACCATTAAGGGAGTCCAATCTTTACATTTCAATCCATATAATCTTATATTGGTCCTTTGATTTGGATTGTAAAGGGAGAAATCCACTTTCTCCTCTTCTTGTAATTTAGGTGTTAACCCTAAATTGTATAAAACTCCGTCTTCCATGTTACTATACTCCTTTAATGAATTCTTTATCAAATGTTCCCCCAATAAAGTCTATCAGGTGATACTGATATGTTTGAAGATGATGTGAGTTGTCCCTTAACATACCCTAATTTAATAGTAAGTTCTGGCTGATATATACTTACATAACGAGTATGTGAAGCAATCCACTCTGCATCATCATTAGGATTGTTATAACCACAATCAGCATAGCATGTTTTAATCCAATCTTCTCTATCCATATTCTTAACCTTACGATATGGATTAGAAAGTGCACCTTTGTTTACTCTGGCCCATTTACCCAAATATGTATGATCTTTTAAGAGTTTATATCCATGGCTGTATATTTGATGTACTTTTGCTCCGTGTGGTAATGTAAATTCAAGAAAGTCATACCCTTGAGCATAGTAAATTTCTGTAAGAATACTAAGATGGTTTAAATATTCTATATAGTAATTAAAATTATTTGCTCCTCTTGCCGCTTGGTTTACCCATACTCCATCTTTATTAACTTGGCTTAATACTATGTAAATATCGTCATGTCCTTTATCAAGTAATGCTTGATTTTCAAATCTAAACCCAAGCATGATTTCAGCCAATGCAACTTTAGTACGTATATTACCACAAGTATTTGTGTCTACGTTTTTTCTCATTGCCTGCAATGGGTCGTAAATACTACACGATTTTGAACCTCCATCAATAACTGGAAATGTTTGTTCTGTTAGTTTTCTTAACAAATATGCATCAACTAGTTTACGTTCTGATGCAGTATAATTAAAATCATTGTACCAAACTGCATACAATTGTCCAAACGTACCCAATGTACTAGGAATATCATATCCTGATACATTATAATCGTTTGACCGTAACATCTTTGGAGTCATTACATCTTTTGGATTAGTAGCCCAAGAAAGTAATATTTCTTTTAATGGATTAATATTATCTTTTGTTATACTATTGATATATGCTTGACACTTAAACCAACCTTCGTGTGTTTTATCGTTTTTAGGAAATGGTGTTACAGTTTTAATACGAGTAATACATTGCTCTAAATCAAATTCCATAGCATAGTAGTTTGCTTTGTCGTATGATATTTCTTTTGATATCTTTTTAAAAGCATCAAAGTTAATTACCGGCGACCAGTTGTCTACTATTTTAATTTGCTTTAAGTGATTTGGTTCTAAACTACCAGCATTAACACTTGTTGTAAATGTAAATGCAAGTAATGTAATTAATAGTTTAAGACGCTTCATAATGTACTGTAACTCCAAATGGAGATTTAATTTTTCTTTTTGTATCTCCGTGTATTACAAAAAGTGTATCACAGTATTCTGCATTACCCCAACTACCCCAAGGATAGCCATCTGTGAACATTACTAATTGATCTGGGTCAATGTTATGTTCTTCCATATACTTAAATACTACATCAAAATCAGTTCCGCCGCCACCTGTAAGTTGATAGTCTGCCATTGAACGCCCATCATCACTAGTAAAATTTTCTGCACCATATACATCAGTATCAAATTGAAATATATGAACCTTATAACTATTGTATTGATCCATAATGCCTTGTACTTCGCTAAGGAAATCACGTAGCATATCTTTACTAATACTACCTGAGGTATCAAGACCTACGGCAATATTTAATTCTTCATCTTTATTCATACCTGGAAAAAGAACTTCTCCTGAACGTTTGCTAGGACGCATAAAAGTAAAATCGTTTTTAAGTGAACTTTCTAACTGAGTTCTAAGTATATCTCTCCAGTCCATTTTAGGTGCAATTAGTTCACTAATCATTCTCTTAACTGATTCTGGTACTCCTTCGCCTGCGGCCTGTGCCGCTTGGATTGTGGCTTGTTTAATTTCGTCTGCTAATGCTTTCTTTTCTTCTTCAGACATTTCATCACCAGCACCTTGTCCAGCCTGCTCTTTTTGTTCATCGCTTAATTCATCCATATGAACATCCATGCCTTTTTGATCTTCTTGATCTTTTAATAAATCATCATAAATCTCATAACTGTTCCAGCCTTTATATTTCCAGTCCATACATATTTTACCACCTTGCAGTTTATCTTCTGTAATAGGCTTACCAATATTTTGTTCTACAAGCGTCATATTAATATTATAATCACACGCCGCATTATAAAGCATTGGTTTACGATCTCCACGTGCCTGCATATGATCAAATACACAATGCAACACTTCGTGTCCTACTAGGAAATCAAGCATTTCATCATTTAGAGAATTAATAAAATCTCTATTAAACATAAATCTACGACCGTCTGTTGCCGCTGTCGGTAAAAATGAACTTGCATCTTCAAGTTTTAATCTTACAGCCAGTTGTCCAAAGAAAGGTTTAGTTAATAACAACCTAACTCTGGACTGTGTAATTCTTTCTTCGGCAGTTTTAATATTAGTATTCATTATGCGTCCAGCACCAATCTTCCATATCTAGAAAAGTATTCTTCAAATCTTTCTATTTTCTTCTGCTTAGGTACTAACTTGTACTGTTGCATTGCAATTCTTGATGCCATAACAACCATTTCAGTTTCCATATTATCCATCATAAAACTGATAAAGTTTGAAAAACTCTTATGGTATTTTTCCATTGCCTTACTATCAGCACCTGCTTTTTCACCAGCAATAAATCTATCACGTAGTTCATAACATAGTGATGTTGCTAATGCATACATGGCTGATACCTCAGTAGTATCAATTTTTTTAACTTTGGCATCTAACACATCTTCTGGAACAGGAAGGTCTCCTGCAATTTTTCTATGTGCCATAAACTTAACGGCAATACCTTCACCAACACAACCTGCTACCATATCAGTTTGTAAAGAATCTGACATTGGTTCATCACCTTCAAGTAATTCTGAAGTAAATGTCCAAGCTCTCGGTGTTGCAAATCCTCTTGAACTTGATTGAGGATCAAAATTGTATAAGTCACCTTTTGCAAATGACAAGTAACCAACTACATCAGGATTAACTTCATGTAGTACAGCCCAATTTAACCAATCGTTAAAATCAACTCTAAGTTCAAAATGAACAAATCTATTCTCAAGTGGTTTAGGCATTCTGTAAGTAACACCTTTATCTGTTTCTCTATTACCTGCGGCAATCATAACAACGTTATCTGGAAGTTCATACTGTCCAATACGTCTGTTAAGGATTAACTGGTAACCTGCGGCTTGTACACTTGGTGCCGCTGAATTCATTTCATCTAAAAATACAATTATTGTATCGTATTTTTTAGCCATCTTCGCATCTGGTAGATCAGCTGGTGGTAACCATTTCATAACACCTGAATCCATATCTGGTACAGGGTAACCTCTTAAATCAGTAGGTTCGAATAAAGCAAGACGCATGTCAATAACATGAGTTTTACCAAGTACACCAGAGTCGCCAATTTCTTTAACTAACTCTGATTTACCAATTCCTGGAGGACCCCATAAAAATACAGGTCTTTTCTTTTGAAAAGCCCTAGTAATTAAAGTGGTCGCTTCGCTTATTTTAATTGTTCTTGAATCACTTATCGCAGTTTTCATATTTTTACTTCCTTCTTCTAATGGTAAAATTGATTTCTTTTGTTTCTTTGGCATTTCTGCTACTTTCTATTGTAATACAAATTTTTGTATTAGTCAACATTTAATTGTTAATTTTAGCAAGGGTGCCATCTAATGCTACCCAAATAAATAATCCTATTCCGCTAATTCCGAATAGGAAACAACCTAACCAGTTATTACTCTCATATCCTGTAGGTCCGTCAATACATGCACTTGCTAGTATTAAACTTATAATTGCTAGTGTTACTCTAAACATATAATATTCCTTTTTCTAACTTTATAACTATAGTATACAGTAAGACGTCTTACTTGTCAACCTTTTAAGGCTAAAAATGCCATAAAAAAACCCTTATTTTACAAGGGTTTAGTATTTTTTTAGTATTTTTTTAGTATTTTTCTGGTAAAATTGTGAATTATTACGTTAAATGCCCTGTCTTTTTATGATATCTGTCAGTGTTTTTATGTCAATTTCTCTCATAGCCACTTCAATTTCTATTTCTTCTTCACCACGCCTTACTTTAACTGTCCAAAGATCTCCTGGAAAAGCCGTAATTGTCATACGTAATACTTTAAAACTATTATATATAGTTTCACCGTTTATTTCTAATAAGATATCACCTTGTTCAAAACCAGCTAATTCGCCTACTGTTTTTTCTTTTTCTACTGGTGGTTGTCCAGCCGCCGCTACTGGTGGTTCTGGGTAGTCAAAATAAGCATAACGCCTATCTTCTTTTTCTATGTCTTTAACTTCTGGAAATTTAAATGATCCAAGACTAAAAGGAAATTCTACATACGGTACATAACCTTTAGCATCATATTGTGGGCTAAGAATATAGTCAACACTTCTTTTTACTTGATCTACACTTACTGCCATTCCTACACCATCCCAACCAGGAATTTTCCTGCCTGGACTGTATATACTCTGTACAAGACCAATAAATTGCCCATTATCATTAAATACAGGTCCACCACTATTACCTTGGTTAACAACTGCATCTATTTGTAGCATTAAGTTGTATGGACGCATACCATATCTATCTTTATATACAACGTGACCTTGTGTAGATGACCAAGACATACTCATTCCATGTCCTATAACAACAATAGGTGTGCCTTGGGAATAATCTTCATTTGTGCCCCATTCTATAGGTTCCCATTCTTCATTATCTTTTTTCTGGATTTTTAATACAGCTACATCAGTTATCATGTCATAACCAATGATTTCTGCGTCATATGACCACATTTCTGAGGCTGTTTGTACTGCTATTGTAAATATGTCCGGTTGTTCTAAATATGCATCAACAACATGATAATTTGTAACAATTGTTGCAGATTCATCATCAACATCTATTATAAAACCTGTTCCTCTACCCGACATTCCATTAAGTTCTGGATTATCTGGAGCAAAAACGCTCATAACGACAACACGAGAAAAGTTTTCGTATATTACTTTTTTCGATTTACGTTCTTGATCAAACTCTTTGCCATTAAGTATCCATCCATTAACTTCATATAATCCTTCAGCGAATGTTGGATAAGTATCGTATAATGATACGATGCCCTTATGAATGCTTGTTTGAATAGTTCTATAATAAGAATTAATTACCGTACTCAACGTAACGGCTATTATAATAAGCGAAACAGTTTTCACGAATGGTTTTTTGAAGAATGTCTTTAAACTCTTACCAAAACCATTGTTCAATTTTTTCTTGGACATATAGTTTCCTTTTCTGTTTTGTTTCCAAACTATAGGAAACTATATGTATTTACCACTATTACTGCTTTTATTAAACTCTAGTTTTACTAATTTTACCGCTAAAACCTTAGATCTCGTAGGCTGATATCTGTCGCCTTCATGTTTCCTATTTTAACACGTTCCGGATTATTTGTATATACTAACACATTCGGATCATGTATTAAGAAGTCACAATCTAAACAATAAGGTACTTGTTCATAATTACCAGTTGTATGTGCTTCTCTAAGGTTATTATATTCTTCACCATTAAATATTTCTTCAATTGTATTGTCTTGCAAATGACCTAATACACTTTTACTTTCTTTTGGTGCTCCCATTGTTTGACAGCACGGAACAACTGCTCCATTTTTTCCATTTAATCCGCCTGCACGTATTGTTAGGTCTGGACTAAAAGGTCTACCACATGAACTTACTGTACCTTGTCTGGTATTACTATCAATTTGTCCTGCCCAATTATGCATTTTCCATATTTCTGCTTCTGTACCTGCTGGTTCAATAAAATTCTTTTTATACTGTTCTATTTCCCATTCAGTACGATCATTGTCAATTATTAAATGATAACTGCTTATGACTGCATCAATGTTTTGTTGTTGTACATAATTAAGTGCTTCGTTTGCATGTTTTATAATAGTGTTAAATGCATCTATTTGCATCCAGTTCTTATATGTTTCTGCATCATACCCAATATCACTGAATCTACAAATATATAATCCTGCATTAAACATATCATGCATTAATTTACCTTTTACAAGTAACCCATTTGTATAAAGTAAAGGTAGCATATCTCTTTTTTTAACTGCTTCGATATACTTTACAATATGTTTATTTAATGTTGCTTCTCCGCTACCTTCTATGTTTACTACTTGTACTCCATATTGGGAGGCATCATCTAATATTTTTTCAAATAGTTTAAATGGAAGTAATTTTAAGAAATCTTGTTGTCGGCCGTTGTTATCTTTGCCTTGTGGACACATTTTACAGGAGAAATTACATCCGCCGAATATTTCTAAACTAAGTCTTTTTATTTGCATTAACAATATTTAGCGAGTTTTCTATTCTTCGCTGAATATCTTCAGGCATACATCCTTCTGTTCTAAGATCTTTATATACTCCACTAAAGAATTCAACATGCTTATCTGCATGATGAAGTTTTACTACTTTAATATCATTTAAAAATAAAGTGTCATTTATATATTTTATTTGATATTCGTTGAGTAATCCGTAAGAAAATATTTCATGTAATTCTTTTGGTGCAAATAATTCTATTTTTCTATGTTCATCATTCAGCCATTCAGTTAGCATAATACCATAAGGAAAGTTATTAAAACTTATATTGTCTTTAACGGGTGTAGTAGAGTGATCTATTAAAACTACATCAACAGTACAATCTTTAAACTTTTTATATTGTGCCATTGCTACTCTTGTATTTCCTGGATGTATAAGAGTCCATTCATTTGTTCGTGTTATTACAATTGGCATTAATGATTCTTTGTTATAACTATTGTACATAATATACAAATCTAATATATTTCTAAGTGCATCTTGCTTTTTAAAATCAATAGGAGGATAACTTATTTGCAAATATGTATTTTCGTTGTCTATTATTCTGTCAATTAAGTTGTTAATAAGTTTATAAAAACCACCAGGTACACCAGTATTAAATGCTGAGCCTGACCTACTAGCATCTGGAAATTTATTGTGTACTTCTGAAATACTTACGTTTGGAATAAAATTAAAAGTGCAACTGTATTTTTCTCGAATAGAGCTCAAACATGCATTAAAATCTTCTTCGCTGAATAATTCATAATCTATTCTGCTCATTCATCTCTAGTCCATTCGCTATATAGTCTGTTGCCCCATTCGGGTGGGGTATCGTCTTCTGGGTGATCCCAACCAATTTCATTAACAGTACATTTAACACGTTTTGCTACGTCATTTATATACTCTTCTGACCATGGAAAAAAGTCAATCCATTGTGCATGTGGATTATCATGTGTGATACCTGGATTACATCGCCAAAAGATTTTACCACCAGGTTTTACTAATTTTACTATATTGGATATTTGTTGTTCTATTACTTTTTTATCACCAAAATTAATACTGCCTAATGCTAGTATTATGTCGAGATATGCCGTACGATTTGCGGCATATTCTACTATTCCTATTTTAAAGTCTGCTTTACTGTGATATGGATCTATTCCAATTACTCTTGCACCTAAATGCTTTTTCCATTCGTTTTCACCGCATCCAACGTCAAGTATTTTAAGTGGAACATCAGGAGTTAGGTCTTGTATATCATTAATTTTATCTAGTAATTGCTGTCCTGTTCTGCGAGTATCCCATTTTAATTTTTGTTTCCATCCATCAAAATAAGTACCATCAGTGCCACCATCTTTAGCAGGTGTGTCGCTAAAATATCGTTCCAATACTACTTCATCTAACCAATATTGTAATTTTAGAAAACTTTTAAATAATTCTGGAAATTTATGTTCAAAATCATCTACACTAATACCATATCGCGTTTGTATAAAGTTTGTCAGATCTTTAGTTATTTTTTTGTTTATTCTCATAATATAAGAACTTCTTTATATATTCCTAACACAATACATATTGTAATTATAACTATCCAAAATATAATAAAATGTTTAAGTATCATAATTAGTCTCCTTTAGTAAATTCAGTTATATTCATTTCAAATTGAGATGTGTTTATCCAATTTGTAACTTTTTCTCCAAAAATTCTATTATTTTCTTCATTCATATGATTTTTTCGGTTATCTATGAAAGGCCCTTGTCCAAATGATTCGGGAATTTCAAGAGTTGAAATCTCTACAATTGGTAGATGTTTTGAAAATCGTGTTGTTTCATAAAAGCAATCAAAATATAGCATATCTGGTCTTAACTTTTGCATGTCAGTAATCATTAACTCTCGCATTTTGTTCTCTTGATCATAGTTTATAATATGTTTGTAATATAAGGTTATTGCTTCTCTAATTTCATCAGGGACATTGGTAATGTTGAAGGTACCAGTTTCTTGCCATCTTAGCCAGCTTTCACTTCCTTCATCAAAGTGGCCAGGGCCACATACATGGTTTATCCGCCAGTGTGTTGGCATGTCTGGAAGATATAACCTACTGATGTCAGTACCAAAAACAATAACTCGATCATACTTGGTATGCTCTTTTAGGAACTTACTATAAGTAAAGTATATACTTGATGCACCTTTTCCATAATTATCTATATGTGCTTTAGGGAGGTTTTTGCTAACATGCCACGCCCACCCATGTGACGATTCGTCATAATCATCTTCTGCAAAACTATCGCCAAATATTCCTATTTTCATAGTTTCAAACGTAAACATCTTTTTCATATTAATAACTTCCAAATTTTTTTAATAAAGGCGATAAGTCTACTTTAGGCTTTTCTATAGTACTAGCCGTTTGATTATCTTTATTTTTTCTGATATGTACTACAACTGCACCACTATTATTATCGTTGCGTTCAGCTGTTTTACAATATTGATTTGCATGTACCCATGCTATTATTTCTTCTGCTATTTTGCCTTGCCCTGTAATTATTGTAGTTTGCTTAATATTATTAAAGTAACATTCAGTTACGTGCTTAGAAAACTCTTTCCAAGCATCATGAATTTTATAACCATGTAAGTCTAACTTGCTCATAATTTCATTACAAATTCTCTACCATGGGCGTTTGCAACGTATATGTTTGCTCTATGATGTTTAAAGTTTAATGGTATTCCTTGTAGACTTGTTCTTATTATATCGTTGTATTGAGATATGTATTCCACTTCTACGTCTTGATCATTATCAGTACAGTGTACTACTATGGTATCTGGTATTTCTACTTTATTATTTCTATTTGCCATCTAACCACCCTTGGGCTCCAGCTAGTTTTACTACAAATGCATCTTTCTCTGTAAACAAAACTATTATACTCTTGTCAACATAGTAAGGATATCTCATTTTTCGTAAAAGGTTAATAAGGTTTTTGGCACTTAACTTTGGAGATTCAAATTGGTAAGCGTCATATTTTTTACTTAATAAGTTTTTTCCATACTTTGTTAAACGTAAAGTATGTGTATTTTTAAATATTTCTTTCGGTTTCAAACTGTCACGTTCTATCAAACTAATTAACTTAGCTTGACTATTTTGAATCTCTCGTGACTGTTTCACCGTTTATTAATTTCATTACACTAAACAAGTCAGTATTAAACTTTTTATTAAGTCTATCTGCTAGGTTAAATGCATGTCCACTATTTGAGAAACTTACCTTCTTATATTTTGGACCAGGATAATTTACTAATGTATTCATTGTTCTTAAATTAATCGGATTCCCTTCGTAATATACTGCGTATATCGCATCTGCTTTTAAAATTTGTTCACTATTATAACTTTTATCTACCTGATCAAGTATAATTGTAGGTTTTGGTCGTGCCATTAAATGTTTCTCCTGTTACATGTATTTAGCAATACTTGCCGAAAAAACACCAGTTAATGGTTTAATTCATAACTATTCTTGTTCCATTTCTTCTATTGTCTTCATACTTGTGCCAGATGCAATTACACAAGCTAGGTTTTGATCAGTTTTTACTATTAGAATAGTATATTCCATTGTTTCCGGATTTCTAGTAATAATAATTGCGTCAAATGGATCACTTGGTACGTATTCTGGTGGTTTATGTCCTGTTACAAGTAACTCTTGACCGCGAGTTGTTAATATAGTTTTTATAACTTGTATTGTGTTACATAATATTTGTCTATTTAAATATTTCCATTGAGATATTTGAGGTACATCTTCTGGAGTAGCTTCTGGTTCTGTTTGGTCTTCTACTGCATTGGGTGTCTCTAATAATGTACTTGGATTCATTGGTTGTGCTTCAGCATTGCTTGAAGCAAATGTTGGTAGCACTAAAAGTAGAAGTAAAAATGTTCCTATTACATAACTAAATCTTATATTCATTCTTGTTTTGCCTTTCTTAAGTTTAAATTCATATCCCATTCTGTGAAATATGGTCCTCTATGCTCATACTTATTTATGGTTTCTAATTTAGGACAAAATGCATGTTGCCAACCCATACCTTCGTATTTTAAAATGTAATAACCTGCAACAAATATAGTTTTACCATTTTTGGCTTTTTTAAACAATGGCAATGTTTCATGCTCTACAGGGTGTAAAATACTCGTGTTCGTTGGTAACCCTTTATACACTTGCAGGTCGCCACCGATCTCTGCTGTATTAACGGATTTGAAGCCTGTAAGGCTATTTAATAGTTCTGTAGTGTTATTATTCTGATCAAAGAACTCATATCCTTTATCTACTTTACGTAAGGTACCTACTTTACCGAATTGACTTTCTACTATCCAGTATTTTTCTTTTATAATTTCTTTAATCTTTAAGTTGTTCATGTGTTTGTACATCAGTAACTCTATTAACCTTAAAACTACGCCAAGCCTTTGCATTAATATCATAAACACCAATGTTTTCTAATTGTTTTTCACTAAGAGTTTTTGTAGGTTTATTAGATTTGGGCATTTGATCTTCTGGAATAAATTTAGGATTTAACGTGCAAGTCATAATTCTTTTATCACCATTTAGTTTAGTAAATGTAACTACTAACTGTTCCTTTCTAAGTCTTTCGACTAAATTATCTTTATTATATTCTCTTTTTACAAGGTCATAATATATAGCAAGGTATTCGTATACGTAAGACGGAAACATGTTTAATTCTAAGTTGGTATTTTTACTAACACGGTCCCATAAAACTGATTCACCATCAAGGGCATAATAATGTTGCCAGTATGGTGTATCATTTCGGGAAGAACATGCAAAATGACACCAAATAAAGAGAGCGGCTTCATCCTGTACTTTTGCCACTGCTCTATTGTATATCTTTTCTCTGTTAGGTTTATGAAGTACCTTAGATAATGTTCTAATTTGATGAATAAGCAGACTTAATGCGTTGGCTTCCAATGGATCTACAAATCCACTGCTTAATCCTACTGCTACAGTATCACCTTGCCATGAACGTTCAAGTCTACCAGGTTCCCATTCTAACAGTAGAAAATCACTTAAGAACTTTCTATGTCCGTTGTTTTTCATATATTCTTCTTTTGCTTGGTCTACACTTATCATGTCTTGATTGAAAACGTAGCCACAGCCGACTCTCCTGTCGCTTAGATACACGTTAAACTCCCATCCATAATCTCGCCCTATGGTTTCAGTATGATTTTTTGTATCTTCTTCTACTCGTCTCACAACGCAAGAGTTATTAAGTGTATCTGGATATCTATGTAATGTCTTATCTGGTATAAGAGCCCGGCGAAATCCAGTACAGTCTATATGTAAGTCTGCTTCTGGGAGAGTATCTCTGGTTACTTCTGCATATATATGATTAATATCTTTTGTATATTCTTTTACAATTTGCCATGCTTGTAAAGCATCAATGTGATATGCAAATCCTCTCCAGTCATCCGGATTGTATTGGTCGTAGATACTGTTTCTTTCTACTTCACCTTTTTTATACTTTTGAAACCATTCGTCCCAACCAGTGTGTATAAACATAAAGTTAAAAGGTTCATCGCCGACATGTTTGAAGTTAGATTTCATATTACCCTGCTTTCTAACACCACTACATGATTTAATCCAATCGGCTTCTGATATTTCTAATTCTTCAAAGAACGCACGAACATTTGGCTGAGTACTTTCACCTACACCGAGTGTAGGAATTCTAGGAGATTCTATTAGTGTTATTTCTAACTCAGGATGATTTTTTCTTAGATAGCCAGCAGTCCACCAACCACTTGTTCCACCACCAATAATATTAATTTTCATTTATTACCTATTAATTTAGTGTTGGCTTATCAAGTGGCAATATATCATCTCTAGTAGTTAATATATGTTCTGTTATCATTTTATATTCTTCTTCAGATAACATAGCCTTATAGATCTTAAGTGCTTGTGCCATCATCACTCCTGCTGATGCCAATGGTTCGTGTTGCATTGATAATTTTTCAAACTCTCTATATAGTTTTTCCATATTTATTTCTCTAATCTTTCCCTAAACTCATCTATTGGATTTATTGATTTTGGTTTAGTTCTTTTTTCTAGTTCTCGTGAACCTATAGTGTATGCAATGTAAAATCCTATTACTGTTATTGACATACCTATAATAAACAGTAATATTCCGTCTTCTATCGTCAGGTTATACCTTTCAGTACTGAATTAGTTTGCATTGGCATAACTTGAATTTAAATAATTAGAATGGTCTTGTGCTTTATCAACAACTCTTTGTAAATCCCATTTACCACAAAATCTCATAAAATGAATGCCTACGTTTGCTTTAGATTCTTTTTGTACTTGTTCTACAATAGCTCCATCTAGTTTTTCTTTAATTTCATCTGGTTGTTGTGTAAGATCAATAAGTATTTTATTACGTTCGTAATCTTCTAATACACGGTGCTCATTATTCTCATGATCCACCCAACGTTGTAACATAAAGTTATTCCAATTAAAACCTTTATTATCTTTATCTGCAAAGGCTTCCATCATACCAACTTTATTCTTAGTGCCTTTTTTACGAGCACCTGGAAATGCACTGAATACATTATCACTTGTATCACCACGGATACATTTTTCAAACAATATCCATTCTGGGTCACCTATTTGTTTTGGCTCTTTAGTTTTCTTGTCTATGATAGGATTGCCCTTATCGTCAAATACACCTTCATGTGTAATTAGTTGACCCATGATTCCATTATACTGACTAACGTTTTCACTGATAAGTTGATAGAAGTCACCATCACTACTTACTATACAATGTTTATCATTAGGATGGTTTTGTATCCAACGAGCAATAAAGTCATCTGCTTCTACATCATTGTGTTGTAATACCGTGCAATTAGTTTTATTAATAAAGAATTGTTGTAGCTCATCAAAGGCTTCCCAAAATGCTTTATCTTCTTCTTGTTCTTTTTCTGTAAGAGCATCACGTGTGGCTTGCCTATTACGTTTATAAGGCTCATAAACATCTTTACGCCAACTACGTCCTTCTAAACATAGAACAACGTGCGAACCTTTTTGTTCTCGCCATACTTTATTAATACTATTAAACATGATGTGAAAACTCATGCCAACTTTTGTTTGCATATCATTGCCACGTACTACATGCTTTGCTCTAAAAAACATGTTAGCCGCATCTACTAAAATGTAGCTCATCATATATTATCCTATGTATTAAGATTGGTCGTCAGCTATTTGTCTACAAAGACCTGTAAACCATGCATCAACAATTTCGTCATCTTTGTCACCACTGTAGCCTGCATCAAGTAACTTCTTTACAAATATTTTATTCCATTCTAATTCAAAGTATCCATCACCTGGATTATCTTTGTCGAATTTAACATCAAGTACCTTAACGTAGGCTTCTCCACGAGCAGTTGCCTGCTCTTTTGCTGAAATCTCTTTTTCGTTCTTTGAAACTATTTTCTTTAATTTATCAAACATGCTCATTTCCATCCTATCCTTTCCCATGGTACATCTTTGTCGCCAAAGTGTCCATATACACAATTCTTACTATACTCATTATACTTAAATAATCCAAATCTGTCAATGATTCCTTTTGGTGTTAAGTCTATATTTTCCTCAATAAACTTTTGAATACTTCTATTATGCCCATTTGAGTCTACATAAATGCTTGTAGGTTCTTTTACACCAATTGCATAACTTAATTGGATACTACACCAGTCTGCCATTTCATCAGCTACAACATTCTTTGCTAACCAACGTGCTATGTACGCCGCACTTCTATCTACTTTTGTAGGATCTTTACCACTAAATGCACCGCCACCGTGAGGAGCATACCCACCATAAGTATCCACAATAATTTTTCTGCCAGTAAGGCCTGTGTCACCATCTGGTCCTCCAGTTTCGAATATTCCTGTAGGGTTAATATACCAATTTGTTGATTCATCTACTAAATCTCCTAATACTTTTTCAGCCGCATTTCTGCACGGCATTTTAATACTATGTTCAAATCCTTTTGTATGTTGATGTGATACTACTATTTGATCAACACGTTTAGGCTCGCCGCCTTCATATTGAATACTTATTTGTGATTTTGCATCTGGTAACATATATTCATATCCACCTCGACGCTTATTGTCTAATTCTTTTAAAATCTTATGTGCATAGTAAATAGGTGCTGGCATCATTGCTTCGTTATCATTACAAGCATAACCAAACATAATTCCTTGATCTCCTGCACCAAAACTATCTGTTCCTAGAGCAATATCTTTGCTCTGTGAATGTATATAATTATGAATTTTTAATTTCTCCCAATGGAAGCCATCTTGTTCATAACCAATTTCTTTAACTTTGTTACGAATAATGTCGTCTACTTGATCTTTAGTAACATTAAAGTTTTTTACTTCGCCTGCTACTGTTACCATATTAGTAGTTACTAATGTTTCTACCGCTACTCGTGTTGTTTCATCACCATTTTTAAGTCCTGCATCAACTAATGCATCACTAATTTGGTCTGCTACTTTGTCAGGATGTCCTGCACTTACACTTTCGCTTGTAAATATATAATTGCCTTGCTTCATAGTACTCTTGGGTGTTCCGTTCCTTTTACTACGATATAAGGAAATGGTTTACTTAAATCCTTATCATCTTTAACTTTCTTAGCCCATTTGTCATGTGAGTCTTTACAAAGTTCATCACGTTTGGCTTTAGCATCTGCTTTTTTATCAAACCCTTCTGCGATAACTTTTCTTGTATGTACATTAAAAACACTGTATATATTAGCCATTTGCTTTCTCCTTTGTTTCTTGAAACTTGTTAGTTAAAAACTCTAAATTCTTCTTAAGCCACTCTTCTTGGGTGTAATCTACTTTTTCTTTCCAATGAAACTTTTCATCTAAATGTTCCATCCATGTTTGTTGTATCCATTGTTGAAATTCAAAATCCATTTTTGTCATATACTTCTCCTGTTTAGTCAAATTTGTTTCTTAGTCTTTGTGCATCTTCATCAAAGTCTTCTGAATTTAAATAATCTTCAAACTTTGGATATTGTGCTTGAATTTCTTTTGCATAATATCCATTATAGTATATTTCTTTAGCGAGTTCTTCTCTATAATCCTGCATTTCTTGCCCTTTCCATTTGATCTTTATGTTCCCCATGCATTGCCGAAGAGGCTGATGTGTAATCTGGGTGAGAATCTCCACCCTCGTTCCATACAGATGTCTGCGACTTCTTTGACGTTAAGATTGTATTCTTCTGATCTACCACCCAATGGCATAAGGTACACAGGGCATTCCAAGCCTGCTTTACGATATTCATCAACTGCTCTACCAGCTTCATCAATATCACGACGATCAGCAACAACGAATTTAAGGTAAATGCTACTACCATTAGTGCTACTATACTCAGTAGCAACATCAGGAAGTATAGCATCGCTCCAAGATTCTCCACTAACGGAGAGTTTAGGACTACAGCTCCATGTGATCTGTAATCTGTCTTGATTACTAAGAAAGTCTTTAAGATCTTTGTGTAAGTGTTGTGTAGTGTTTGTTTCAAATGTAACATTTTTTAAATCCTTCATACGTGGGTGATTAAATAAATCGACGTACAATCGTTGCCACCCTAACAACGGTTCGCCACCAGTTAATATAAGATGTATATCCTGGCCATTATCGCAAGTCCACTTACCCTCTGGTGTTAGACTTAATAGATGATCTACTACTTCATCTACTGTTCCTTCTTTATTAAAATGTTTAAATTCTGGATAGATACTTGCATAAGTGTCACATCCTGTATGTATAATAGGTAAGTCATTAAAATTAGTTGTAGTTTCATGTACTTTATTATCTAATAGAAGTTTAACTTCATCATTATAACGATTGCCTTGTGCATGTTTTTCTGCACGACTAGGCTCATTCCTATTTAGTCCAAAGTTCATACAACGAAAGTTACAACCAAATGTACGTAGGAATACACTAGGTACTCCTACGAATTTACCTTCACCTTGTACTGAATAGAATGCTTCACTATATCTAAGTTTTTGCAAGATATTGCCCTCTATTGGTCGTGTTTAATGAATTTAATATTATACTGTTTTCCGTTTTGTTGGAACCTAATTATACTATGAGTGTATACTTTTTTCACTTCAGTTACAAATGTAGGGTTGTCTTCACATACTGTTGTTCTTTTATAACCAACAATAGTTTTATTGCCTTTTTTATTGGCAAAATCAGCACCTAAAATTGCACCTAAAATAGTAGCGGCATCGTTACCTTTGCCCTTACCAATTTGATTACCAATTACACCACCGATAATTGCACCACCTAGTACTTCACCAGTTGATGATTTCTCATCTTTGTATATAGGTATATCAATTTCTTGGCAAGTTCTATTTGAAACTTTTGTTTGTATTTCTACATTTTCAAAATAATGTCTCACATGAGCATTTACTTCATCTGCTTCAGAGTACATATTTTCAGCATATGCTATATTAGAAAACAAGAACATACTTGCAATCAGTGTTACTATATATTTCATTTTATTCTCCTTTAGAGTTATTAAGTTTATCATTAGTCTTTTTTACTGTATTAAGTATACTATGTTTTACCACTTTTGTCAAGGCTTTTAGGTCCTTAGGAAAGCATTTACCACTATATCCTAGGGTTCCATTACTGTTTGGCACTTGCATATGTGTCGAGCCAATAGTAGGAAATCTACCCAAGGCACTACATAAAGTGTCATAGTCAACACCTGGTGGTAATTCACTATATAGCTCGTGAAACCATGCTACTTTAGTAGACAACCATGCATTATGTGTGTATTTTATCATACTTGCAGTACGTCTATTTGTATAAATTACATCCCAATCAGCCTTATTAAATAAACCAGCCCACCATTTGGCGTATACTTCGCTAATAGTGTCTTCTTCGTTGTATCCTAATATAAATGTATGTTGATTTTCAAAGTCTTCTTTTGCATGTGCTTCTCTTAAAAACTCTGGATTATAAACTACATTGTCTGGGTATGATTGTATTAAATCTGGTGTTACTGTACTTTTAAGTAATATAGGAGTGCTTTCGTTACATAGTTTTAAAATTTTTTGAATTATACTATCATCACATCCACCAAAGTATAGGCTAGGAGTAGGTACACAAATTATAATACCATCTGCATTTGCTATCGCTTCTTGTGGATCTTGTTCTGGATAGAGTAATGGATCAACTCTTACTATTTTATTTTTATTACCTTGGTATGTTTCTTCTAAGAAGTCTGCTACTGTTCCACCAACAAACCCGCAACCGAATATTGCTATGTTCATTTTAATTTCCTATTTTTTATAGTCACTATGTAAGGAAGTTTGATTTGTACTGCTATAACTATCAGGCCCACATTTAAGATGACACTCTTCTGGAGTATTACCTGTTTTAAATCCCTCTATTAACATAGTCCATGTTTTACTTTTTAATATTGTTTCTATATTATGTTTTGTTATATCCAAATCACCGTCTACATCTAACCCATTATCTTCTCCCCATTTTTTAAATTCATTCCATGTTTCAATTGGATTTAAAAAACAACAAGGCTTTAATTTGTTATCAGCAGATAAAAACATAGGCATGTTGTGTAGTAAACATCTAGGCTTTATCATTTGGCCACCTATATATTTCTGGATCATCAGCATGATAATCTTTAATATTTCTTTCACTTGTAACAGGAAGAAATCTATCCATTCCTAAACTATTTGCAAGTTTTCTTGCATCTTCTACTTGATATTTGTTGTATGGAAATACCAAATATTTCCAATCTAAATTAGGTTTGCGATCTAACGGAAGTGCTCCCATTGTTTTCATTCCCATCATAATGGATTTCCAGTTTGCACGAATTCTGTATAAGTGATTAGTTTCTTCTAGTCCATCTACACTAAAGTTAAATATTTGCCTACGTGACCAATTAAGACTTGCTAATTCGTCCCACCATTTTTGTTTTTTAAAACTACCATTAGTATGGATAGTAAGAACCTTATTTCTATCCACATAGTATCGTACAATGTCTATAAAGTCTGGATGATATATTGGATCACCATAACATCCTACAAAAAGATAGGAACGGTCTTCTGAATCGTTTGCGAAACTTTTAGCAAGGTCTGTGTCCATATGCCCTACATCCCAATCTTCTTTTTTCTCTCCAGGATTATTACGTGGACAAGCAGGGCATCCAAGAGTGCATTTTGTTGTAAGTTCTATTTCTAATGGGCTATTTAGTAGCATATATGTATTTAGTTTTTATGCCACCTCCTATGCAAATAAATCTTCGTTATCTTCTCTATGACCTTCTCTATATGCCATATTAGTTTGTGTTTCACGTACTTCTACTCTGAAACACCATAGTCGTTTTGCTTCTGATTGCCCCCACATATCTGGAATGTATATTCCATTTACATATTTGTATAATTGATCTGCTAATCCTTCACACCCAAGTTTTGGAAGTTCAATTAGTTTTGCAATGCCACGTTTCTCGGCTTCTTTATACCAATCAATATGAGGGTCATCTGATGCAACTAATAGTGTATGATCAAATTGATCTTGTAGCATTTGTTTAAGTTCTTTCATACCTCCGTAATCTGCTACCCAATTACGAATATCCAGGTCATTTGCACCGAAGAAAAACTTCATGCTAAAACTGTATCCATGAATAATGTTACAGTGACTATCAGCCTTCCATTGCCTATAAGCGACAGGAAACTGATCTACATACTCTTTTGTACTTACGTATTTGTATTTCATTTTATTTGGGCTCCCAATGTTCATGGCACCTCGGTTCGTACGATTCAGCACCACCAATTTTTACTCTCTCTGAGTTTTTTGTTGCTTTTAGTCTTTGTGTTTTACCAGCATCAATACCGCATACTGTACAGAATGCTTTAATTTTAACTACTTCATCTGCTAATGATAGCATACGTGCGGTAGTTTCAAATGGCACTCCTCTGCTGTCTTGGTCAAGACCTGCTATTGCAAAGTTTACGCCTGAACGTAAACCTTCTTCTACAAACCATACAGTTTCATTTGTATCAAAGAATTGTACTTCATCAATAAACACTGAATGAAAGTTATATGGTTTAATTGTGTAATTGTCTTTGACTAGTTCTAAGTCAATTACTGATACGGCTGGGTGTCTTAATTTATTATGTGTTACGATTTCATCTTTGTTTTCACTATGATATCTGTCGTCCACAATCGGTTTTAACACCAGCACTTTATGTCCACCGTGTTCTATAAAGAGTAGTCGTTTAAGTAACTCACTGCTCTTACCAGCAAACATGGGTCCTGCAATGACTTCAAGTTTGCCTCGTTTATTATATATTCCTGTATCCATTGTTACTGCTTTTGGAAATTGATAAATGTTTTGTGTTGACTGTACTTCCATTAAAATGCTAACCTATATGTTATACCTGCAGTTACTTGTGTTTCATCTAAACCTGCATAATTATTTCGCATTTCAACATTTGCCGTCCACGAAGATGTATCTGTAATCCTATTTATATAAAATATTCCAACATCAATTTCTCTCTTGTCAGCCTTTAATGAACTGTTAATGTCTGTGCTTACAACATCACCTTCAGGAGTAACACTGCTAGGAATATTAAAGTGTGCGTCACCGCTTGTAATACTAACTGGCATACTTGTTACAAATCCAAATGTACTGCCACCTGTTGTTTGTGACACACCAAGTGTAGCACTATTAGACATCATAACATCTGCACTTTTAAGCATAGAACTATTGTCTACATCAAGTCGTGTAGCACCTATTGTTGCATTACCAAATACACTTATACCATTGTTTAACTCTATGCTATCACTATATCCAAAATATGCAGTATTAGAATTGTTAACTCTCATAAATTCATTATCTGCAAAGTTACCTAAGAACCTATCTGATTCGTTTACAAGTCCTACTGTAAGTTTATTCCAAGTTTGCATAATACTTACATTGTTATTATTATCATTAAGTGCAATATGTGTTCCTGAGTTTGTTACAGGAATAATACTACCACCATTAAAACCTAAGTAGTAATCTGGAGCGAAGCCATGCATTGCCGCTAATGTTGGACTTGCTGTCCTTGTATCTATTGTTTGTACCATGTTATTAGCGTCAAAGTAATAATCTCTATCATACTCATCAGCTACCATCATTGAACTTAATGCTGAAATGTTTGCATTACCACTCATTGCAATTACACCACTGTCACTTATATTAACTCTATTATCATCAATTCTACCTGTGGTAACTAATCCAATAGCACCTTGTGGTAGTGTTGCTTCATCTAAGTCTAGCATACCTTGTCCATGTTTATTAGGATCGTAATTTGTAATAACTTCTGTATCTGCCGTGTTAAGCAAAAGTTTAGTAAGGTTAGCACCAGTCATATGTGGCCACATTTGATGTACAATTGCAACTGCACCTGCTACATGAGGGGCCGCCATCGATGTACCTGTGAGTGTTGTATATTCACCATTGTTAGTTGGTGCCGCAATATATACACCAGGTGCCATAATATACCTATCGCTAATAAGAGCATCGGATTTACAAGTGCCATCATCATTAAGTTCTCGACAAATAGTTCCTGCCGCATTGCTCCACTTACTAAGGCTGTTCTTCCTTTCGTCAAACATACCAACTACAAGTACACGATCACCAATTTCAGAATCAAGAGCAATATGTGATTCTTGACTAGCCACTGCAAGTCGATCATTACCAGCGGCAAGAACCATTACAGTTTCGTGACCTTTCATTGACTCAATCATTGCAGTACCATGGCCATTTGTAGAATATATTTGGTTATATCCAAGAACATTGTAATCACCAAATGTCATGTCTGCATAGTAAACACCTTCGCTAATTTCTGTAAGACTGTTTCGATATGCCCAACTTGTAGTTGTACCAGCACTAATGTTTACTACATCTGCACCGTTTTCTACTGCCCACTTCATTGCCTCAGGTATTTTATCAAATTGGAAATACCCACTATCGTATGCAAGTTTACCAATAAGTAAGTCTGCATCATAGGCTACACCTGTAGTACCAACACCATCTAAGTTTGCCGCGGCAATACCTGCCACGTGTGTTCCGTGTCCAAACCTGTTACCATCTTCTACAGTTCCAAGTCCACGTTCACATACATTTGTAAAACATTTTGCTTCAATAATACTATCTTCAAACTCACTATGGTCTGTGTCAATACCAGTATCAAAGATTGCAATTATACTACCTTCACCAGTGTATCCACGAGACCATGCCGCTGGTGCTCCAATCTTATCTAGATTGTTACCAAAGTACCCACCTAACTTTTCAATGTAACTATCGTTAATATTACTGTTCATTGTTTTAACGGCATTGTAATAACTGTCACTTACTGTGTAGTTAACATCACCTCTAGCAAGATATTCTGCTTCTGTAAATACAATTATAGTAGGTGCGTCTGGTTCTTCCGTTTTTTCTTCCGGAATAACAAGAGCATATTCTCTAATAAGTTCACGATCAACTTGTATATCAATTTCATTTATAGTTTCTTTACGATCAATTTTTACATCGTTTTGATACGTTTCTTTACCGTTATCATATACACTAACAGTTTTGTAATTAGTATAATATGTAGTTGTAACCGGTGTAGTTCGAGTAACAGTAATTACTGCATACTCTCGAATTGTGTTACCATCTTGTTCTTCAACAACATTATTGTCTGTAGTAGTGATCATAGTACCACGATTAATAATTGTTCCAGGTACTTCTTCTACATAAGTACGTACAACTTTAGGTGCAATATCTGAATTAATAATAGTATTGTACTTGGCGATTTCGCCTAAATGCCATTCATATCGTGTCTGAATAGTTTTATACCAACTTAGATGGCTATAACGAGAATATTTGTCAAAGATAATTGCATAATTTTGATTAATGTTCTGATAATTACGTACGACTGATTTTGCAAAATTAATTTGACGCATTTGATCCATGTTTTGGAACCAATTTGCATCATAATAACTTGTATATGCAGATGCCGAAAGCGACGTAAAGGCAATTGCTATGCCCATTATCGCAGTTGCAATAAGTTTTTTCATTGTAGTCTCCTGACTTTTATGGTTATTGTATACATATAATAACAGAAAATATGTTATTTGTCAACCAAGAAACATCGGTTTTTAGGTAAAATCTATGGAATTTCGACAAATTCATAGTCATTACCCTTCCCATTTGTGCCTCCACCTTCATTTTCTAGGTATTCTCCGTCATATTCTACCTGATCAATGATATGATTGCCATCAATATTGCTTATTCTTACAGTTAATTTATTAGGGTCAAATTTACCTTCTATTTCAAGTTCTGTAAGAAAAAATTGCCCTTTTTCATAAGCATATCCTTTAAAGTAATAACCTGGGTCAAGTTGAGTATCTTCATAATGTTCAGTATCTGATACATTAGGTTCGTCTGTTTTAAATATTTCATCGCCTGTTTCTAATGATGTTACTACAACTGTACATGAATCTAAATCTGCACCACATGAGTGTGCTATATTGTCCATATCATGCCAATATCCAAGAAAACAAGAATCTTTTTCATCAGTAATTGGGTTGCCTTCACCTTCATCATATGGGTCCCAAAATAAATGACTATCTAATCCTTCTGTTTCTCCTTTATCAATGAATGGAAGCCAATAATCAAACTGTGCTTTAGTAATTGACCCAATTACTAATTCACCACCATATCCATAAATTTCAATTTCAACTTGTGTCTTCATATTCTATTTTACTTACTCTTTTTTTAATAATATTTGCTAGTTGTTTATCATAGTCACTCATATTATCATCTAATCCATTTGGTATCATGTATTCGCTAATTTCTCCTAAAAAATCTACAGTTTCTTTGTCAGGATGTAATACAGCAATACCTAAATCCATCATGTCAGCATGAGTTATTTTGTTTTTAACATTACCTAAATAATCGCCTACTATATCAAACTCACTATCATTAATATCAAATACTACAAATTGACGAAGTACTGTATCACCGTCAACTGGTGCTGTTATGTGTTTTGCTGATATTACTGCGTCTAATGTTTGTTCATTTACAGTTGCACCAGCAAATACTAGTAGTATTCTTTCTACACCATGTTCTTTTAATAAGTTTTTTGCTACGTTAAAATCATTACGATCTCTAAAAACTACAATATTGCTAAATCCATGTTGAATTAAATTTCTATATGTTACTGCACCTAAGTTGACTTCTAATAATTTATGCAAACTATCACTTTCCATATCTTTGCAATCAATTAATACACCAATTTTGCTGTTACTTTTATTTTGTATAACTGATGGATTTAATATATTAGTTCCTATACGTAAACGTAAACTGAATCGTTTTCCTGGGCCAGCTTTAAAACTATGCATCGTGTGAGGTTGACTTTTAAATATAACTGCATCACTAGATGTGGCACCTGTGTCCATATCATTTAAATACAATGACCTTGATGCATCGTCTACTTGCAAATAATATTGTAATGTTAAAGTGTCTTTACGTGGACCTGCATCATTGTGTTCTTCATTAAGTCCTGCCGGGTCACAATAGTCAAATACAAGACTAGCATTATAGCCAGTACTATAATCTATGTTATAATGTTGGAGTAATAATTCGTGTGCTTCTGGGCTTTTTAATTCAGTAAGTACTTGCTTGGCCAGTGAAGATGGCAAAGAAGAAATAAATTCTTTTGATATATCTTTTGTATAAATTCCGTCTTCAAAATTATCTTTTGGTGCATTATCCCAATCTATTCTATTAAATACTTTTAATAATGAAATAACTGTTGCAGTATTTAATGCATTGCGAATTATTTTATGTTTCCAAGGAACATCTGAAGTAGGTGCTTCTAATATTTTTGATACATTATATTTGTCCATACTCTCTATCGCCTTCCCAAGGATAAACTAACCAAACATCTTCTTCTGCTTTGTTTACTTCATGGCACCAATAATTAACACCATCAAAATCACTTGATAAGTTCTCAGTTAAAACAGCAAAACGAACATTGTTATAGGCGCCTGCTCGTCCATTAAGTTTCCAATCATCACTAATCCATTTAAATGTAGCACCAGTATCATTAATGTCATCTACTATTAAAATCTTTTTACCTTTTAAAGCATCCTCAGCCATCCATTCAATGCTATCTCCATACTTACCAGACTCCCCATCTCGTAAAGAAACTTTTAATGCTTCACATCTAATTCCAGTTGTATTACTTAAAATAGTAGCAGGTACATTACCTCCTCTTGTAATTCCTACTATATAATCTGGTTTCCATTGATCTTTATAAAGTTGATTAATGATTTGTCCACACATATGTTTTACGTCTTTCCAAGTGTAGTATATTTTCTTAATTGCCATTACGAATTATGCCCCTTCATGCTCATACAAATTTTATAAAATTCATCTCTTGTTGCCGGGTCTTCTTTAAATGCACCTAACATGATTGCCGTTGTCATATCTGATTCATGTTCACGTATGCCTCTGTGTGTCATACAATGATGTTCTGCTTTAACTACTACTGCAATATGTGTTGTCTGTGCATATTCTTGTAATGCATTGGCAATCTGTGTTGTCATTTCTTCTTGTATTTGTGGTCTTTCAACAATGTGATGTATAATTCTGTTGAACTTACTTAATCCAATTACTTCACCATTTGGAATAATACCTACCCAAGCATTACCTACTATATTTTGTAAGTGGTGAGCACATGTTGACTTAATACTAATTGGACCACTAGTGTACATACTCTTATATCCCATATTAGGAAAACTTGTAACTCTTGGCATTGGTTCATATCTACCACCAAATGTTTCTTTTACATACATCTTTGCTACACGTTTTGCAGTTTCTTTTGTATTGTGATCGTTATCTGTGTCAATTACAAGACTTTCTAACACTCCTTGTAACTTTCCTTCTACTTCTTGTTGTAGTAAATCTAATTCACCTTCTTCTATGAATTCAGATATATTATCATTACAATGAAATCTTTTATTCTTTGCTAATATCCTTTGCTTAATTACGTTGCTTATTTCCACTTATTTTTTCTCCATGTCGTTTTTTTGTTTATACCAATTATATGCTGTTTTAACAATTGTGTCAAGATTATATTTTGGTGTCCAATTTAATTCTACGTTTGCTAGTTCAGGATTTGCAACTAAGGTTGCAGGGTCACCTTCTCTAGCAGGTCCTATTTTAACATTAGGTTTTAGAGGTGTGTTTCTTTTTACTGCTTCTACAATTTCTAAATTACTATAACCTTGTTTGTTACCCAAATTAAATATATATGCTCCATTGTTATTTTTTGTATAAGTTATTGCGTTTTCTATTGCTCTTGCCACATCTTCTACGTGTATATAATCTCTTACACAAGTTCCATCAGGTGTATTAAAATCTCCACCATTTAATGTGAATTCTTTTCCTTGCATAGTCATTTCTATAAGTTTAGCAATAATATGTGTAGCGGCTTTTTCTTGTCCATGTAGCATAAGTGTGTCTGCACCTGCAACATTAAAGAAACGTAAACTAACACTATTCATTCCATATGCAGTAGCATAATCATTTAACATAATTTCTGTCATACGTTTGCTCCATCCATATGGATTCATAGGTTGGTGTTGTTCAGTTTCTAAACCTACTCCACCGTTTGGTTCTCCATATACTGCGGCACTACTTGCAAAAACAAAACGTTTAACTCCATTCTTATTACAAGCATCTAGTAGTTTTAGAGTTCCTACTACATTATTATTATAATACTTACTAGGATCTAATACACTAGGTCCTACTAAACTTGTTGCACCAATATGAACAACTGCATCTACATTTTGTAACATAATATCCATTACATTATCACTGTAATTACCAATATAAGTTTCTCTACAATATCGATGTTTAATTATATTTCTATCTACACCAGATAGAGTATGTCCTTGTTGATGTAGGTAGTTACAAGTTTGTGATCCTATATATCCTGATGCTCCTGTTACTAATACTTTCATTAATATTTTTCCTTTGCTACATGATCTCTATATCTATTTCCATTACGTAACCAATTGTTGTGTTTATAACTACCTTCCATAATATCAAGCATACGATCAATAGTACCATTAGTGTGATCACTAATCTTACCCATGTTTTTACTTGGTGCTTCAATACCTGTAAGGATTTTGCTTACTGCATCTTCCTTGCTCCAAGGCATATAAAGTCTTGTATGATCGTTTGCAAACGTTTCTGGAAAACTTCTGTATGCAGGATAAACAACATTACAACCCAATGCATCTGCTTCACTGACAGTATTTGATACCCAGTCTTGCAATGCACAATTAAACATTACTTTAGAATCATTAACTACATTATAGTATTCATTCTTTTGTAAGTCTTTTAGGATTGTAAGTTTGCCATCCGCTTCCATTTGTAAGGCTCTATCCAAATACTTTTGATTGTTACTACGCAACGGTCCGCCACTTAGTACTGCAAATTCAATATTAGGATTAATAGCCTTCACCATCTCAATAATATCCATGAAGAAGTCTGGTTGCTTCTCCTGATCAAAACGTGCGGCAAACACCACTCTGTCACTACGTTCTGCCCATGGCTTAACTTGGTTGTTAATTCTGGAGAGCACTTCCCTCTTGCCAAAACTTAAACCTGAAATATTATAGATAGGTGCATTCCAATTAGCAATTCTCATATGAGCAACCATTTCTTCGTTTGTTGCTAGTATGTGTACATTTGGTATTTCGTTACACATACGTTCATACAAACTCATCCACTTACTCATACCCCATACATGAACAAAGTCATCAGGGTCAATTGCTTGTGCTAAACAACGTAAATAAATCTTTGGTTGTTGTTCTTTTGGAATTTGACACATAATGTATGGAAGACTTTCAATACCGGGTTGAAACATATCTTCAAAAAATACTACATCTTCTCCTCCGCACTCTCCGTTACGCATCATTTGTACCAGGTTCATGAGCTGACTCATACCAAAGTATGAACGACCATGTGCGTCTAACACTTGTCCTACTGAAATTGATTTAGTATTGTCGATAGTTTTACCTGGCACGATTACATAATCTATACCACGTTCTTTAAAAGCCTCTTCACTCCAGTCTTGTAACTGTAATGTGTATCTACCTTCGTAAGGTTCAAGGCCCATATAAAATAATTTACGCATTTGTTTCCTCTTCTTCCTCTTTCTTTGGTAACCAAAGTTTACCAACATGAATTTTTAGTTTCTTAGGACTTCTGTCCTTTTGCATTTTGATTTGAATATCAAATGTAATTGCATTTTCTTTTTCAGTTGGTGCAATTTCAAAACTATAAACTTTGTAACTTCTCTTTAGGTCACCCAAATATGATGTAAAAACACTAATAAGTTTATTAGTTTCTACTTCATTATACATATATCCATCATACGGTTGTATAATTTTAAGTAAATCATATTTAATATCATTAATATTATAATAGCCCATGTTTTTAAAATAATTACCTGAACCTGGGTTACTTACTGGAATATCTTTTTTTTCTTCTTCAGACATTTTCGTTATCCTTGTTTAGGGTTAAAAGTCATTGTTGCTCCGTTCTCATTATCCTCAGCAACACTAATTGTTATAGAACGTCCTGGATATTTGTTGTGTATTTCCTGTGCTAATTCCTCTGCAATCATCTCACAACTACGATGATTTAGTTCTAATGTATCTGTAGCATATAATGATTCTAGCCAACGTTTGAATTGAATAAATTCAATATCTCTATCATCATGGAATACATCAATTGCTACTCGAAAGTGAAAGATGTGCCTGTGTGGTACACCTAAGAATGAAACATCGTCCCATTCACCTGTTGCCAACTTTGGATCATCTTTTGCGGCAGGATATAAATGTATACCTTCCTTTTGAAATGTTACCCAAATTTGTCTTTGTGTTACGTTAAGCATCTGTTTTCTCTTCTTCCTCATCTTCTTGGTCTTTTTCAGCCTTCATTAATTTAAGCATTTCCCATAATTTCCAATCAATTGCTTCAAGGTATTTCATGAGTTGCTTTACAACTATGTCTGAATCCATTGATGCTGTTTCATCTGTTTTATTATCTACAGACATCTCTTCACCTGTTTCGTCCATTAGACGTATTTTCTTAGTCATTTTGCATCTCCTTGTCATTTTTATATTCATCCCAGGTTGTAATACTTTCCTGTGATTTTAGTTGTTGTACAGGGTGAACCCATACACCGTTGTTACTAAATTTAAAATCTCTATCATCGAGTTTAAGTCTAGCATTTTCATTTAGTTGATCAATGTTTGGTAGTTTAGCACTAATCATACTAATAAATTTTTCATACTTATTAAATCCTTGTTCTAATACCCATGAATGATATTTTAGATCATAATCTAAAGTAATCCAAAAACCTTCTTCTCTTAATTTATTAAATAGATTATTCCATCCTCTAAATTGTTCTGGTGTCGCTACACCTGAAGCGTCTTTGTCGTCTAACCAAAAACTTTGATTAGCTCCTAGATATACATGATGTATGCCATTATACTTTGCATTGGCTACAACATCATTAGGGTCAAGCATACCATTAACAAATAATGTTTTCATATGCAAGGCAGGAGTTTTTTCAACTTCGTTGCCGATAAAATACTTTGTATCTCCTTGTACACCTATATCTCTTTTCATAATCTAATCTTTCATTCCTGCTATTTCTGTTTCTAAACTTGCGATTTCTTGTTTTAACATTAACTTATCAAATTTCATTTGCCTAATTTTCTCATCTGGATGCATTTGATTATAAAAAGCTGTTATTTGTTCATCTAAGTTTCTATGTTTCTCAATCAAATGTTCTAAATGTCTTTTTTTACTGTTAACTGTACTACTTCCCATAATAATCTCTCCTTGTTTATAGGTGTTCTAAGAAATCCTCCGCCGCTTCTACTTGTTCCGCCGTGTACTCACCGTCGGATTCCTCTTGAATGTTATCGCCCGAATCAAACAAACTATCAAATGCACCTTGTGATGTTTTGATGGATTTCATTCCACTAAAGTTTGTTAGCATTGCTTCACCTTCGTTAAGCAATTGCATAGGCGTTTCGCTCTTAAATAATTTGTTAATGAATTCTGTAACATAAATTACATCACGTGGAACCCATAAGTCAAATTCTTGTTGTTTCGCTTTTACTTTACTCCATTCTAAATGGTTTGGCTTATATCTTGTACATGCAATATCAGATAATGCATTAGCACGTTGTACACTTTCAATATGTTGATAAACGTTATGTGCCATTAGCAAGAAGTATGAGAAACTATCCCAACTAGTCTTGCCTTCCTTGCCAATTTTATTAAGCATACCTGGTCCCATATAACAAATGTCTCCCATTGTCATACGTTGCCCAATAGGACTATTAAATGGAAAAGGTATATTACTATATTGTAAACGTTTATCATCTACTGCTTGTTCCATAACATTACTAAACTTATCGTTTCTATGTACATGCTGACTGTATGCTTGTCCTTTGGCTGTTGTAAGAAAAGGACTAGCCGCATCATATGATACCATCATATTTGGATTAATAGTTTCTCTAATATTACGTTGTATGGCTGTAAAAATACACGCCCAATTTAATTTACTTGTTCCTAGATAGTGAATTAAATCTCTACCTGGGTCAAGCATCTTCTCATCTCTTAATACAATAAGCCTACGCAATGCAAGATGTAACTGCTTCATATTATAACCAGCCATTGCCCATCCTTCAAACTGATAGTTCTTAACTGCATTATACCAATCGTCTGCTTGTTGTTCGTTGTTTCCTTGTAATACATTTAAAAACTTTGTATTACCTGTTCTGTGTCTTACAAAGTAATCATTATTATGAATTGTATAATCTAAGCAATCTATCCAATCTCTTAATCCTGTCTTTGCATTCAACGGTGGAGCCGCGGCAAGTGTTGGTACATCTAGTATCATACTATAATCACACGTATGTTCTAACCAGTTAAGCATTGTTTTACGTAGATCATCATTTGTTTTAAAGTTTTCCCAATCACACTGAATTACACCAGTAGCAATTTGATATCCGCCACTGTCGCCGAGAATAAAACTAGTTTCTCTATCACGTTTTTGGATCATTGGCTCTTGCACATCACTTTTCGCTGTATCGCGAGTAGCATGACCTGCAGAGTATAATCCCCATTTGTAATGATAGTAACTATCTTTTGGTTTTAAAAAGTCAAAGCCATCTATCCCAAATTCAAATCCCTTAGGCATACGTTCAGGCTTAACAAAGTCTGGACGCTTTTGTGCTTGGGCTATAAACTTTGAATAAAAACTACTGATACTCGGTAAGAATACACTGTAGTCTTTATTGCTTTCTGTTAAGTTTTTTATGTCTGCCACGTCGTCTTTATCCTATACTGTTAGTGCTGGTAAAATATAATCATACTTGCCAATGCCAGAATCAACTGAAATTAACAATGCACCTTTCTTACTAATTTGCATTACACACGTTCCACTCATTCCAAGTCTTAAAATTGCTAGTACTTGGTTTAATGGCCATGCATAACCTTCTGTGATTTCACCATTTACATTTTGTGCAAATGTACGTTTACCTGTAAAACTACCATCAGCGGCACCAACAGTAATAATAAGGTTTGCATCTTTATCAGTTTTAACTGTAAAGTTTGGTTCAATACCACCATATATTCCTGCTACTGCTTGTAATTCATTTACTTTTGCTTTAGTTGGCTCAAGTGTTACATCCCATTCAACACCTTTGAACTTAACTGTTTGTAAAGTTTGTTCAATAATTTCTTTGCTCATAAAACGATATTGGTCTGTGTTACCTTCAACATCTCTGAACATCAAATGATCTGGACTTGCAACTCCATTACGTTCACGTGATACAACTTCTACTGTTGAATCATCTGTTTGATAGTTTGGTAATGCTGTAACACCTGCTAAAAATCCAAGGTTACCAAGTCCAAATTCACCTTTGAACTCGTCTACTGTGTTGTGTAGTTTAGCCTGTAAAATCACTGTACGATCTGCATCCATTGCATCTAGTGTCGTGCTTTCGTCTGTACCTGTTACTTTTACTGATGTAATAAAGCCTAGGCCGGCTGTGTGCTTGACAATGTCTTGCACTATATCTCTTGTACTCATATACTTTCTCCTGTGTTTAGTTACTTTATTGTATAATAGTATTTAGAAAATGTCAACAAAAACATTGATTTATGAGTTTAAAATTGATGTTTCTAATACTTCTCAAGTCTACCTTATGGTTAAACCTAATTCTTTTATTGTTTGCTGTACACACATTGCTTGTACTTTACAATCTTCTAATGCATTGTGTGCCGAAAAGTTTATTTCTTTACGTGGGTCTTTTGGCATAATACTAAACAGTGTTCTACTATCTTTAATTTTCCAAAAAGCCCAAGGTATATGATGATCATATTGTCTATATAAATTTTCCAATATACATATATCAAATGCAGGACCTTGACACCAAAAAGCATCAACTCCTACGCACCACTTGTTTAATGCTTGAAGTACTTCTATTACAGGTGTACGATTCCCGTCACCTAGGGCTTCTTCACGCACTGCTTCATCTTGTTTACCCCACCACTCAAGTGTACTTTCTAAAGTAGTCCTACCTTTATCTAATTGTTCATTTACTTCAAATCTATAATAAAATTCTTGTGTTGGTTTATGAATAAGATTAGGATCAAACTTAACACCACCAATTGTTAGTACTGCACAATCTGGTGTAGTGCCTAGTGTTTCTAAATCTATCATTGCGTGTGTTGTCATTATAAGTTTAATCCATCCCAACTTACGTCCCATTTAGATACACCATTTGTCATAGCCTCATCCCATTTTATTATTCTTAATTTATTTAAGCATAGTTTAAATGCTTCTAGGTCAGATGTTTCTATTGCACCAATAATGTATTGCATAGCGAATGCTTTGGGTATGCATCGCCCTTCGTCTAATAGATATTGTTTGATTGATTGTTTATCCTCGTTGGGATGATTGTATATGTATCTGGCTATATTATAATATGTATCTTGCACAAAATGAGTATCATCAAAATTTCTTCCCATTGTAGCTCTATTTGATTCATTGGTTAATACATATTTGTCAGTATGTAATGAATAAAAGTTTACATTCCATGGAAATGGTTTGTCAAACCTTGCACATTGCTTTGATATTCTAGTTACATAGAATGATACTAGCATATAGTTATAATATGCTGACCATTTAAAATAGTCTTTAGCAAATTGCTCGCCGTTTAAGTTCATGTCAATCATTGTGGGATTTTCTCCGATTGATTGGTTAATTGTTGTTTTATTAGTTATTATAGCAAGGAAATTAGGTTAAGTCAACCTATATAAGTGCTTATATTTAAGGGATCTTGTTATAAAACTCTTCAAATTCAGGAAATGCATCTACGAAACTATTTTTATGCCATGCATCATGTTGCATCATTGTCTTTTTTTGTTCGCTAAGTTCTGCCCAATTAATTCTTGATTTAGTATTTAAGAATGCATCCTGTATTTCTGGATATTCTTTCCAATGTTCAACTAAAGCATCAAGGTGATGCTGTGGTAACTGTGATATTCTTAATCCTTTTGGATCCATGATAAAGGTATAACCGTGATCTATACCATTGTCTTTCATTAAATCAAATGCTTTTTTTGCCGCATATGCAGTTGGCCATGATAATACAGTTCTAATTCCTATTCCTGTATTACGTTTATTCTCTTTTACATATTTGTTTATCTCAAGAGTATTTTTCCATACAATATTCCATGTGCCTTTATGTCGCCAATAGTTATGTTGATCGCCTATAGCCTCTATACTTATAAAAAATGCTTTGTACTTTATTCCTTCTAAATATTCAAATAGATTATCTTTTTCTCTATGTAATAAACTACCGTTAGTTGTAATACGTACATTTATATTTTTTCCTATATCGCGTTTTTTTATTTCTTCTAAAATGATATACATTGAGTCCATTAACATAGGCTCGCCACCTAAGAAATGTATTATTTTAACTTCATCTAATCTATCTAAATACATTTGTAAATGATGTTGATTTTTTCTTACTCCATCTTTTGGAAATTGTTTGTTATCACCATCAATCCAATTTCTTATTACAGCATGTGTGCTACTTAAATCGTGTCCACACATTTTACAACTAAAATTACACAGATTACTTTCTCTATAATCCATATGTACTAACATAAATTTATTTAGATCTATTGGTTGTCTATCTTCTACTAACTTATCAAGATATTGCCTATGTGAGAATGCTCCTAATCTTTCATTATTAACACAATGGGTACACCCAGGTATATTTGTAATAGGTCCTTCCATCATTTTCTTTCGCAGTGCTTGTGAGTTAGAATGATTAAATCTATCTTCAAATGATAGATGCTTTTTTGAATGCATGATGTGGTCAACATCTTCTCCTCTATCCCATTCACAACAAGGAGTTATATCTCCATTAGACCATTCATATGTGGTAACCCATGGAGCATAACAAGCTGGTCTTTTATTATTCATTACATATCTTCTATATTGTTATAAAAATCTTCAAATTCAGGAAAGGCCTTTACAAAACTGTTTCCATGCCATGCATCATGTTTCTTAAATATATCTTTTTTTACCCACATTAATTCTCTTATATTAGGGTTAGATATAGTATTTTTAAACATTTTTGCTACATCTGGATAATCCTTCCACCAAACGGATAAATCATCTAATCTGTCTTGAGGCAATTGTGTAAGACTTAATCCTCTTGGAATATTAACTAAATTCCATACATGAATTACTTTGCCATTGCCTAACTTATCAGCAAATATATCAAATGTCTTTCTGGCAGCATATGCATTTGGCCAACCAATAGCAGTTCTTATTTTCATATTTGCACCGTCTTGAGAGTGTACCCATTTTTCTATTTCACGTGTGTTTTTCCATACTATATTCCATGTACCTTTGTGCCTCCAATAATTATGTTGATCTCCCATACAATCAATGCTTATTGCAATTTGTACAGCATCAAATCCTTTACATAATTCTAATAAACTATCGTTATCTTTATGCAGTAAACTACCATTGGTTGTAATATTCATGCAAATCTGATGCTGTAGGTTACGCTTTTTTATTTCTTTTAGAATAATATACATTGAATCAGTTAATACTGGTTCACCACCTAAGAATTGAACATATTTCACTTCATCTAATCTATCTAAGTACATTTGTAATTTATGAGGACTTTTTATTATACCTGTCTTGCCATATTTTCCTTGTATCTTTGCGTGTGTACTGCTCAAATCCTCACCACACATTTTGCAACTAAAGTTACAAAGGTTACTCTCTCTATAATCTAACCATAGCAACTTAAATTCATCAGGGTTAAATTTATATGATGAGTTTTGTTCAGCTCTTTCGACTACATCAGTAACGGCTAGCCTCATTGAGTCCTTCATTCCTGCTTTTTCAAATACTTTACATTGGTTGCAACCAGTCGGGAGGGCATCAATATCATTTTTATCACAAGTTAATAATTGTGTTCTTAATGCTTTCATTTTGGGATGATTAAAGCTATCCTCTAATGACATATTTTCTGTTGTTTTGATTTTCGTATTAGGATCAAACTCACAGCAAGGAGTTATATCTCCATTTCCCCAGTCATATCGAGTAACCCATGGAACATAACAAGCTGGTTTTTTATTATCTAAATCTTTGTTCATGTGTGCTTTTTTCTGGACTAATTTCATCTATAACTTCTTGTTTTGATGTACCTACTGCTTGTAAAGCCTCCTCGCAGGCTGATGGAAGTTTAGGTCCATTATAGATATTATCATATGAATCCCAAAAAGCAGTTCGAATGTCTTCTGATACTTCTCTTTCAATCATAACTTTTGATAGTTTGGGTTTAAGATTCTTAAGTTTAGGTATATCATTTTCACATACCTGTACTAGTCCGCCTGCTATACTTCCAACAAACATAGCAGAAAGTACATTTGGAATTGCACTAAGAAACAGCTCAATCATATATCTAATTCCTTTAAGTCTTGTTTATATAATTTCCATAATTTAGCCTGAGGATGTTTTTTTAGCATAAGTTCTTTTGTAAGTGGTTCATCCATGTCTCCCTCTTCGTTTATAGATACTTTTGCTATTTGATACAGTCTAGATATTGCATGATCTTTGTCAGCTAAAACTGGCGGATTACTATCTTCCCATTTTTTCCATTTGTCTTTAATTCTTTGTTTAGTTTTTTTACCCAAGTTTCTATAATCAATATATCTATGCCATTCCATTCCGGGTGCAATTCTATTTGTGTGCATCCAGCCAGTTTTTGAATTCTTTAATTTGCTATAAAGATAATCACATGTTTCTGTTATGCACCCTATGTTTAATGCTGTAAGTAATACATTAACTGAAAATATAATATTAGCATTACTTTCTGCTAATTGTACGTACTTGTCTACAGTATCTTCTATATCTTGCCATTCATAGTTACCAGGGCGTTGTATTTTTACATGTTTGCCAACACTATCCATACTGAAAACAATTCTAACTTGTTTTACTTTCTTCCATTGCTCAATTACACGTTGACTAGGAAGTATACTTCCATTTGTGTGGTAGTCTATTTCTAAAGTATTGGGGTTTTTATTTTGTTCTATAATCGTTTCTAAGAACGTATCATGTTTCTTTTCTATCATAGGCTCGCCACCTAAGAGTGTTAGTAACTTTAATCCTTCTAAGTCTTCATCTATACTATCTATTGATTGAATAAATCCTTTAGGAATACTTTTTCCAGGATTAAATGCACTATATATTATGCTACTAGAGCCGCCGTTACACATTACACATGCCATATTACATAGGTTGCTTAATCCCGTCTCCAACCATTTCATAGCCATTGGTTCGTTTTTATACGTATGAAATCTATACCAAGGTGCGAATCTTTTATGATGTATAGTTCTAAGATGTTCTTTTCCGTATGCCTCTTTGTGATTTTTGTGGAATTTGCTATCTTCATTTTTATAACATACATTACAACCGCTTGGTCTTTTACCTTCGAGCATCATTTGTCTGATTTTTTGAAAATATTCACTGTTTCTAGCATTTGTTAATCCATCGCTAACCATTGCTCGTTTCACATTATGTTCTTTGGCAAATCTTGCACTCTTACCATGCCATAAGCAACAAGGAACTACATCACCTTCAGAGCCAATATTGGCACTTACCCAAGGTAATATACAAAAACTTTTTGTTGGTAAGTCATCTAAACTCATTGTCATTTAAACTGCTCCCCATATGGATCAAATTCAGTGCCACATTTCATAGCACAAACTCCCAATTTACCTTCTTTAATGCTGTTTAATGTCCAGCTACGTTGTATATCTTTCATAATGCCACTTTCAAAGACACCCTTTATGGTATTTATCTTAGCACTAATTCCATTCTTGCCTCCTACTCTGTCTATAAAGTCCCATATCTGTTCCACTTTAGGATCAGTGTGCCACCATTTATACATACGACCTGCTGTCCAACAACAAGGCATAACTAATCCTTCTGCTGTTATAAAAATACTTTTAAGGTCTTTCTTTGCTACTTTACATGTTATTGTTGCTTGATTATAATAGTCCATCATACTACCATACGTTTTTTCAATCTCTTCTTGTTTTAATAGTGCAAGGTTTTGATGTTCTGCTTTTTTAGGTTTAGCAAGTTTTTGCATATCTGCACCTTTACGATTCTTTGCTTGGTGTGTTTGTTTAGCTGTACTGTCTGCTCTAACAAAGCGACCTGTTTTCTTTTTCATAAAACGTTCAACGCCCCATTCTTTAGCAAGTTGTTCAGCACGTTCAACATCACATTCACTATGTTCAAATATTAAATAGTCCCAACGAGCTCTGCCACCAGCGGCAATAAATGCTTTCATGTTACGTTCAACGTACTCCCATTTAACTCCTTGCCTATATAAATGATTAGTTTCTTCAAGCCCATCTACACTAAAGATAACACATCCATTTTTACCTATTACTTTTGCTACATCAGCCCACCACTCTACATCTCTAGCACCTGCGTTTGTATTCATGCTTAACCACATATTAGGATTACAATCTCTAAACCATTGAAATATTTCTAATGTATCTCTAGCACTAATTGGGTCGCCCAAGTTACCACACATATACATTGTTTTTAATTGTGCTATAAAGTCTGCTGGAAATATATCAATACAATCATCAAGTGTTAATTCTTGTAAATTTCCTCTGATATGTTGATTAACTGGTCCACCATTTTCATTACGGTCACACATAGGGCAACTTGCATTACAACGTTGTGTAACTTCTAAATGAACTTCGTTTATTTGCTTATAATTGTACATTAATATAATCCATCAAATATAAAATAGTCTACTATAAATGTTAATTCAGCACCAATAAAGACTGCTAAGTAATAATTATTTAGCTTATCCCATAGCATTTTAATAATCCACCATGCTATTCCTACTCGCAATGTATATAATATATTTGCTTGTAGTATTTCCATTGCTTCTGGCAATGCTTGTGCTTGAAATAAGTATGCAAATATTCCACCGTCATATAAAAAACTAACCTGTGCGGCAATTAATACTGCAATTCCAAATGGAAAATATTTATGAAAGAATTTTACTATATGTGCTGTAACTAATAATCTAAAGCCTACATATATTATATTAGTTAATAATAGTTCCATCAATGTGATCGCTTACCATCAAAGACACAAACAAAATATAGTCCTTCTGGTCCACAACTCACTCTATGATGTACTCCGTCTTCTATCAAAACTACATCACCTGCTTCTACAAACTTTGGAACATCATTTAAATACATTGTTCCTGCACCTTTAACAAAATAATAAACTTCTTCTTGGCCAGGATGTGTATGTCCGTTTGTACTTTGGTATGGTTTTAAGTCTGTTGAACTAACAACAAGATTATTTAATAATGTGTTATCTTTAAGTTTATATGTTTTATTATCTTTAACAACTACACCACCTATATCGTTTATTTTTAAATACATATTTAATCATCCATTATTAGTTTCACATTTTTTCCTGGTCCAATTTCACTTGGAAATCCACCGTGCTCTTCACAGTAATATATAATAACAGCTCTATACCATTGCTGACTGTTATGATGTGCTTCTTTATTAAATTTATAGATACTATTGTTGTCTGCAGGCATTGTACTAATTGCTCGTGCCGCTTCTCTCTGTAATTCTCTTAGTGTATAATTATCAAGTATTACATTCCACAATTCTTTATCCATTTTAATCTTCAATTCCTTTTAACTTTAATAGCATAGCTCTTTTTTCGTCTACAAATTCAAATGCTAATATTTGTCTTCCGTTTGTTTCTTTATAAAATACTTCTGCTAATTTATAATCAACATTATACTTTAGTCCTTCTTGCCCTAGTAATGATGCTATGTTTGCAATAGCATCGTAAGTGGCAAATGCATCTGTATTGTCAGTGTACTCGTCTGTAAAAAATCTTATTACTGCTGTCGATTTCATATTAATGTAATGTTAATTTTTGAACACCTGCTAGTCTAATTAGCATAGCTTCATGTTTATCTCTAAATCCAAACTTAAGAACTTGTTCATCACCTTCGCGATATGATTCATGAAACCAAAAGTCTGGCCCGTATACTAATCCTTTTGCACCTATCTCTGCTGATATTTTACAACACGCATCCATATCAGAATGCTCAGTAAAGTCATCCATAACAAAATCTATGTATATTACATCTTTCATATGTTTTATTTAATGCCGATTAGCATAAACCTATTATAAAGCTCAGTGTCTAAATTACCTTCATACATTATACTCTGCATTGGATATTTAGACTTAGCTTCTTCTATATCTTCACAACAATTACTATGTTGTGGATTATCAAAATAATCATTTGTGTGTAGTATTACAAACGTTCCTTCTGGTAAATTTTCAAACCAAGTATTATTCATATGTTCGCAACTTGTATTAATGACCATATGAATCTTTTCTTCATGTTCAGTATGATGAGCATTATATATCATGCTCTTTCCATTCCATTTAATTTTGTTAACATCATGTGTAATAGCAAAGAATTTACCTTCGCTAACTTCTTTTTCGTATAAACATTCAGTAGGAGGAATAACTTTTGGATCGTTATCAACAGTATAAATTTTATTTACTTCAAACTGTGAGAATAAAAAGTATGCTACAAAATTATACCAACCACCATAAAATACTACATTACCTAAGTTACCTTCTACACATTTTGCAAGTTCGGTTGCTAACCAAATTTTACTCTTTACTTGTCCACGTGATAAAAAGTCTCCTAAGTCAGGAAGTAATAAAGATGTTGCATGATCAACTACAAAGTAATCAATAAATCTACAAATTCTATTAACAAAATCATCATCTGCCACTGTTGCAATTAAACTAGTAATGAGTTCTGTTTTTACTTCTACATCATCCATATGTTCATTTAAAAGCATGTTCACCCAGGCTCTACGCAACTCATATGGAACTTTTTCAATTCCTTCGTATTTGCCTTCTATCATATTCATTATTATATCACGTTTACGATAATAGTTTTGATGATATAATGCTTTAAATACTGGCTCGTATTTTTCTTCTTGTCCGGTAGCCCGAAAGTATTCGCTCAGTCCATTCAACCAATGAAACTTACTTGTAAATTCAGAGTGCTTCATTAAACTTTTCCTTTAGCCATTCCCAATCATTAATCTTATTTAATGCTTTAGTGTTATTTTTATAATGCTCTCCAAAGTCTCTGCCTTGGTTAGCACCTAGTATTGCATAGTCTCCGTAACGCCTGTCCTCGCCACGTTCGCACCATACTTTCAATCTGTATGCATCATCTATTTGTTTATTATTGTCAATGATATTACTTGAAAGTTTAGTACATTCTCTAAATGCACTTCGCCATGTGTTAAATGGGTCTGTATTAAACTGTGTTATATTTGAAATTTCAAACATTGGCTTAAATATTGCTCCAATGCTTGTAGTCATATCTACTTTAAACTCTTTTACTGCTAGTAAATTCTTTTTAGGAAATAGTTTTAATGCACCATTGCCGTACACTAAATCATTAATAGGATTGTGGCTACGATATGTAAATACACATTCTGTTTCTTTTACACCTGGATAAGCCAATCGTCTATCGCTTGGTGTAAACTTAAATGCAAAGTTTTCTGTTATAACTGCGTCTGCGTCACACACATAAAAATAACTTGTGCGTGATTCTTCAGCACAGGCTTTATGTGCGTTAAGTAATCCTTCAACACCGTCTATGCGTTTAGCATGTGGTGCTTTTTCTTGTAGTATTTTAAAATTATCATCTGCTTCTGGTTCTCCGAACGTTAGCATGAAAACATCTAACATAAACTATTTCCTTTATCATATAATACATTAAGTTGACTGAAATGTCAAGTGATTGTGCGGGTTTTGTCTCGTTATAACTATATTTATCGACAACAACAACACCCCGATTTGGGGGGTGTTGCAATTATCAATTATTGTGCAAGTGGGTTATCTAATGCTCTTTGTAATCTTTTATTGAGTCTTTCTTCAAGATCTGTAAGTTTAAGATCGGTGCTAGTTCTTAGACTATCTGCTTTTTGTTCGTAATCTGTTAATAACTGGTCACGTTTGTTTTCAAAACGTTGGTCAGCTAATGTTAATAGTTCACGTACATCTTCGTCAATATCATTAACATCATCTTCAACTTGGTCAACTATTCTCTCTAATCTAACAATATCATCACGTAATCCGTTCTTAATATCCTTTGAATACTCTAGTGCTTCGTCTAACTTAGTATTAACTACTGCTAGTTCGGATCTAATTCCACTTAGGTCAGGTGCTACATATCTTTCTATTTTGGCTTTCATCATTCTATAGTCATTATAGAACTCAAAGCCTCCCCAAGCCGCACCACCTAATGCACTTAACACTGTTAGAACTAAAAATAATTTACCACCTGTAAACTTTAACCCGCCTACTTCTAGTGTTGTTTTTTCACTCATGTGTTTTACTCCATTCCTTCATATTGCATGTCAACCATCTTCTTATGAAGGAGTTCACTCGCAAGTCCATTTCTCAAACCTCGTTGGTTCTCTGGTATCTTTTTATCTAAGTATATATCTTCAGGTTGATAAAAGTCTACGCCAGGAATCATTAGTTTTCCATATGCATTAAATCCTGGCACATAATTAATCAACGCCGCTATTAATTGTTGTAGGGCCTGCTGGTCTTCTAATGACTGTGCTTCTCCTACTGCAATTGCTAACTCTTTTAACTTTTCTGTAATTATTTCTCTCATTTTCTTTTCTTTAGCCTTTTGTTTTTCTGCCTTTGTTAGTTTTTTAGTTTTAGTTTTAGTTACAACTGTTTCAGTACTTGTGTCCTCTGCTGATTCTTTCGACTCATCTTCAGGAGCCTCTTCTTCAACTACTTCTTCTTCTACTGTTTCGTCCTCTATTACTTCTTCTTCAATTGCTTCTTCTTCAATTGCTTCTTCCTCTATTACTTCTTCCTCTATTACTTCTTCTTCAATTGCTTCTTCCTCTATTACCTCTTCCTCAACTACTTCTTCAGTGCCGGCCTCCGTTTCTGTTTCCACTTCTTCTGTAATTAATTCTTGTTCCATTTGTTCTTCTATTTCTTGTTCTATTTCTTGTTCTATTTCTTGTTCTATTTGTTCTATTATTGTAGGTGGTTCAACTACCTCAGGTGTTGTTTCTATAACATTAGGTCCTACAATCACTACCTCAGGTGTTGGTTCTGGTTCAGGTTCAGGTTCAGGTTCAGGTTCAGGTTCAGGCATTGGTTCGGGTTCAAGTGGAGGTGGTATTATTATAACTGTTGGTGGTAATGCTGGTGCTTCAATAACACTATCAACAACACTATCGCCTGTTCCTGCACCGTCATCAATTATATCATCTATATCTGTCGTGACAACGGGTGGTATATAACCTGTACACTGTTCATCATATTGTGGATTATATGTACACTGTTGATTAAAATATGCTACATCATATCCAGTACATAAGAAATCATACAACGGGTCAGCATCACAACTAGCCTCAAAATATCCGTCACATCCTGAATTATATAATGGACTTATTTCACACTGTTGAGTGAAGTAGGCTTCTGCGTACCCAGTACATCCACTATCATATAATGCATTTAATCCACATTGTTGTGCATAATAAGCGGCCGCATAACCTGTACAACCTTCATTATATAATGCACTTATGCCACACTGTTGAGCGAAATAGGCGTCAGCATAGCCCGTACATCCACTATCATATAATGCATTTAACCCACATTGTTGATTATAATATGCTGACGCATATCCATTACAACCCGAATCATATAGTGGATCGGCTGTACATTGTTGTGTGTAATATGCCGCGGCATAGCCTGGACAACCACTATCGTACAATGCACTTGCGGCACAGGCGGTATCGTATACATATGTTGCGTAGGCGGCCGCATAACCTGGGCAACTCGGATCATATAAAGCAGAAGCGGTACAAGGATTAGTTCTATACGTAAACCATGTTTGCATATTTGATATAACTGGTCCATAATACCCATTCCATTCACCGCCATCATTACCTACAACTCTAAACCTAACATCACCTAATTGATTGGGTGTGTATATTGTTCCTGTTGTTGTTATGTGATTATAAAGTTCTATGTTGCCTTCATGTATCTGCCAGACTGCTCCACCAAGATCAGTTGTTTCATTAGTACTGTAAGTGTTTGCGTTATGCCAGTGATACCATTTATCGGGTGACCACGTTTCTGTTTTAATAACAGTGCCGTTAGCATCTGTAATTTCTACAGTGACGGCTAGTGTATCAAAATAATCCTCATAGGCACCTTCTAGAACTTCACCAGTAGATAGATTTACTCTGTTGCTGATATTAGTATCACAATACTTGCCTGGATAGTTAAAGCATCCGTTAATCCAATGCCATTTATAATGTACTTTATCAACAGATATACCTGAGGCTGTTAATGCGTTATTAATGGCTACGGATATTGCAAATGTATCTATGCATTCTCCGTAACGAATAGCCTGAACGCCCCAATTATATGAGTCAATAGTTATAGGCGAGTCACCAGAAGGGCAACCACCATTTGGGTGTGTTATTGTTCCATCATTTAGATTTAATGTTTCGGCTGTTGTTGTTGTATCAGCTAGTGTGAAACTAGAGTAAAAACATAAGCAAACCAATAAGACCAATGCCTTGCATAGCACCTTCAAGTTTGTCATTCTTCTTAGTCTCCTGTTCTGTGTTTTCAGGCTTTAATTCAGGGTTAGAATCCCATGCTTGTTGAGCTTCTTCACCAATTTTACCTAAGTACGGACAAGGAGTGCCGGCCATTTCCATGGCTTTAAATACTCTTTCGTCTTGGCACATTATACTAACTGCGGCTACCTTCATGCCCATGTCATATATTGTTTTGGCTAACTTGAGCCTTTCACAATTCATGTCACGTACTGTTGAACCACCACTAATACCAAGTATCTGTGTTTGAACTGCACCTGATATACCTACAGTACATAAATCGCTATTATTACTATTAATACTAGGCGAAATCGCACTAGGTGGCGAACTTTTTACTGTTGTTGTTGTATTTCCGGTTGTTGTTACTGTGCTATTACTAGTACTTTCAGTTACAATAGGATCAGCATATGCGGCTGTACCTAGTATAAAAACAAAAAATACTAATGCTTGTATTAATACTTTCATTAGTATGCTTCTCCTTAATTAACTACTACTATTTATGGATTATGTGCGAAAATAATAACACTAGTTTTAATGAAAAAAGGACAACCAGAGTTGCCCTTTTGTAGATAGAATATTAATTATTGCCAGTTAAAAAAGTCTTTAAGCCAACCTCTGATGCTTTTAGATTGTTCAGCTTCTTCAACAACGTCTACTGCATCTGGAGTTAAAATGCTTTCTTTATAAACTGCTTGAATGTTTAACGCCTCATTTGAGAATTTAACTAAATTACGTAATGCATCTTCTGTAACAAATGTCATTAGTGTATCTCTTCGAGCATTACCTTCTTCACCAATAACCCATTCATAATTGCCAACTTTCTTTTGAATGGCTTTGATAGCCTGCTCGTCTTTAGACATTTCTAACAATGCTTTTTGTAACAACTCTGCATTTGGATTACCAGCGTTTACCCAAAATGCTTTTTGTAAAGCATCACGGAATGACTTAACAAGTACATATGCATCATACATTGGACCTGATGGTGCTTCTCCCCATTTTTGCTCATATAAAATTTCCATTTGTAAACCTGGATAGTTAGGGTCATCTGCGTGTGTACCATCTGCTTGTAGAATTCCATGATGGAACCAAATTTCTGCTTCTTCGTTAGGAGCAATATGTTTCTTATATGCCGCAGGATTTTCTCTGTCAACAGTTAGTTCACCACGTTTAAATGCTAAACGTCTGTCGCCGCCCTTTTTAAAACCTGGAACGAAAGTAACTTTTGATTTAAAACAAGTTGTGTATGCATCAATGGAATCTAGTGGTCCACATAATAATAGAGCTAGTGCCATTGCATCTGGAACACGACCTGGATTAGATGCAAATATAATATTGTCTAAATCTGCATCAAGTCTTTTACCAACAATGATGTTTAAGTTCATCATACCAATTGATTCCCAATCAGCATAGTTGTAATCAACTTGTTCTTGTAAGAATGATACACCATTACCACCATGTGAAACCATAATAATAGTATCGTCAAATCTTAATTCGTTTTGAAAGGCATTAACTGCCGGTATATCTCTAGCACCTGGAAAGTTTCTAAGTTTTAGAGTGTGTTCTGGCATAAACCTAGCCAGTTCTTTAAGTACAATTTCTGTCCACACAGTAGTACCAGAACCTGGTTTCTGTGGAACAACAAATGTAAATGTTTCAGCAAGTGCTGATGTTGCGATTCCTAGTGATAACACTAGGACCATTAGAATTTTCTTCATTCTTGTCTCCTTGGAATTGTATATGTATTTATTAAATTAAGCATATTCTAGTTTACTTCTTTTAACTATGCTGAATACTAACAACATAATTACACAACTCATTATCACTAAGAACAACGGTCTTGTCATTAGTTTATCTATTGAATAAATTGTTGTCATTTGTAATGTTAATGCTTCTATCTTTGTAGCAAGTATAAATGCCATTAACATTGCAGGTCTACTAAACTTGTATTTTTTACAAAACAATCCTAAACAAGTAGTAATACCTAGTATAGCATAATCTTGCCAACCACCTGTGTATTGAACACAAGCCCATATAATAAATGCTACTAAGAATGGAAAGTAATAAATGTAAGGAACATAAGTTATTTTTGCAATTTGCTTATTGAATAGTACACAAACTACACCAGTAATTACTGTCGCCCACATAAATCCAAATGTTAAACTGTCAAAGAACTTTATATCATTTGCTAATTCTTGTGTTCCTAATTCGAAACCCAAATACATAAACAAGGCTAGTAGTACTGCGGCAAAACTTGCTCCAGGTATTCCAAACAATACTGTTGGAATCATACTAGTTGCCTTTTGGGCATTGTTACTACCTTCTGGCCCTATAACACCTCTTAGGTTACCTTTACCAAATTCTTCTTCAGGATGACTTGCTACTGTAGCACCGTAACTCATCCAATCTCCCATAGCACCACCAAGACCAGGTAAAAATCCTACAAATGCTCCAATTGCTCCGCCACGTAAAGCATCCCATTTATATTTCCAAACTGCTTTAATACCTTCCCAAGTCTGATGCGTATGCGTTTCTTTACCTATTGTTGCAATTGAGTTGCCTCTTCGCCAACCTTGTACTATTTCAGGAAAAGCAAATAGTCCAGCGACAAAAGGCATAAGTTGTACGCCATCTTCTAAATATTCCCATCCAAAAGTAAATCTGTCTATGTTTGTTTCTGGGTTTATGCCTATTAATCCTACAAAAATACCCACACAAATTGCTATGATACTTCTAAACCAAAACCTATTACTGACAAATCCTACACAGGCTAAACTTAATAAGATGAAAGCCCATAGTTCAGGGATGCCGAAATACATAATAAGTTTCACATATTGAGGTAATAGGGCAAAAGTTAATGTACCCCAAAATAATCCATTGATTGTGCTTGTTGTGATTGCGGCCGTTAAAGCCTCTGTGGCTCTACCTTGTTGTGCTAAAGGATACCCATCGACCATTGTAGCCGCGGCTGAGTTTGCACCTGGGATACCTAATAGTATTCCTGCATAAGTATCACCCGTTGTGCTTGAGGCAACTACTGCCATACAGAATATTACGCCCAAGTATGGGTCGAAACCAAAGTAACTTATGAAACCAAAAAGTGCTACGAGACCTGTTGTGGCTCCAGCACTTGGTATAAGTCCTATAATTAATCCGTAAAATGTTCCTGCGAGTAACGTCAGAATTGCGTCCATGATGTATTCCCTCTATGGTATTTATCGTAGTCAATACATTACAGTTGACTATTCTGCTATCTCTTAAAGCTGTGGTCCTTCAAACGGAAGATCATCTAAGTTTAGTTTTTTTTTGATGCTTTTTTTCCTTTGGCTTTAGAAGTAGCTGACTTCACCTCCGTAATAGGCTTCTTCTTAATTATTTTACCTTTAGATGATACTCGTATCTTCTTTTTTGCCGTTGTTTTAACTGGCTTCTTTGTGGTCATACTTGTTTTACCAGACAAGTAACTAGGAATCATACTTCCTTTATACTTGGCTGGGTCAACACCTTTGCCAAAAAATATTTCAGTTAAAGTTGGCCAATCTCCTAGGTTAAACATAGTAGTTCTTCCCTATAGATTGTTTTTCTTTTCTTGGATTTCTTTTCGTCTTGCTTTTGAAAGTTTTCCAATTGCGCCTAGTGCTTTCCTAGCACGGGCCGCTGATGCTTTTACACCTTTGTTTTCAAAGTTTGCCTGCTCTGAAAGATAAGTTTCGTAACTAGTTACAATTTCATCGTGTGTTGTAGTACTCATAATTTTCTCCTTATGATTTAACCAATATGCGGGTTACCCGCTGGCGTATTACTGTCGCTCGCGACTTTTTTAACATTAATAGCGGTACTTTTACCTCTATTTTCACCTATTTCAAAAGATACTTCATCACCTTCTGTAATAGTATCGATACCAGCTTCTTGTAATGCAGAAATATGTAAAAACACATCCTTACTACCGCCGCCGACTTCGATAAATCCATATCCTTTTGTAGGATTGAACCATTTTATTTTACCTGTATTCATTGTCTTCCTTCTTTATCCAAAGTGCTTAGTTATGCTCTCTGGCATTCTTTCTTTAATTGGACTCCATATAGATGATTCTACCTTGCCTATTAATTTAGGTCTAGGTACTAACCATCCTATTAAAATCCCGAGTATAAAATATCCCATTTTATATCCTTTTCTATCGCAAATCTATTGCGAATTCTTTATTATTATAATACATTATTACCAAGATGTCAACTAAGATCTTGCTTTCTTTCGCCAAATAACCATATTATGATACGTTTTTATGCCTTCTGGGGTGGTTAAACTGTGTACTGGTGTAATATTTACAACATCTAAATATGATTGTGCATTCCATCCACCATCATAAAACCAATCGCCATCGTGCTTAGACATACTACAAAATAGTAGTCCGTCGTTTGTTAAACTGTTTGCTAAATGTTCTGCCGCAATAGAATTAACATGACCTTTTGTTAATACACCTATTGCTGTTATACATTTATACTTCTTTGGTAATGCTTTTTCAGTAATGTCATGTTTACTAATTGATCTATAGTTTGTTGCTATAAATCTTTCAAGCATTTTGAGATTTAAGTCATATCCATCAATTTTATAATCATGTTCTGCTAATCCAATACCCACTTGACCGTTACCACATCCAATGTCTGCAACTTCGGTTCCTTCTGGAAAGTTATCAGCAATCCATTTAGCCGCTATTGTATGACATTTCCATCCTAATCCTTCTATGACTTGTTCATGATAGTTATCCCATTCGTCATATAACTCGCTATTATTTTTATCATATACTTCATCGAGCCATTTTTGTTCTTTATTCGTCATAATATTTTACTATTTCGTTTATGTCTTGCCTCATAGTTCTATACTGATTAATTGGGTTTGATGGATCTTCATATCCCATACTCATACCACATAAAACTATCTTATCTTTGTACTTTGGCAACTCTTCACGTATAATATCAGCATATTCACCCAACGAGCCTTGTGAACATGTTGCTAGTCCATTCTCTGTTGCTAATAACATAATAGATTGTATAAACATTCCATAGTCTACGTAAGAACCTTTCCCTAATTCTCTATCAATAAAGAATAATAGCATTACGGGTGCATCAAAAGCTCTGTAGTTTTTAGCATATAAGTCGTCTTTTTGTTTTTGCATTCCTTTAGAAATAATACCCATTTGTGAGTATAACCCTATCCCACATGCTTTTCTATTATCTTTATACTTACCAAACCATTTAGTATCTTTCTCAGACTTTTTGTCTTGTGGATAGTATTCATAATCCATAACAGGTTGTTTACCTGAACGAAATGCTTCTTCTAACTTAATACATAAGTTGTTTTTTGCTTTACCAGTAAGTACTACAACGTCCCAAGGTTGATGATTATCGCCACTTGGTGCTCGTTTTGCTTGTTCTAGTATTTTAATTACAATATGTGGATACACTTGTTTATTTAAAAATGCACGTGTTGATTTACGTTTTCTTATAGCGTCATTTACATTCATGTTGTTATTTCACAATTATTTATACATACAGCATACTTACCGTGCTCTACAGCACTATTTAATGTACTATTGAACCATTTATGACTAAGTATGTCATTTAATGAGTGATTTGTTAAATTGTTCCATTCTTGATTAGGCATTTCTTTTTCTAACTGTTCTTGTTGGTTTATCTCAGTTATTCCTTCCATTACATCTGCAATATAGCAACATGGCCACACATTGCCCCACGGCCCAATTTGTATTCGTTCATCTCTATACCATGGGCATTTACTATCAGTTGTATGTTTTGTTGAGTTTTCAGAAAACATTACTGAATTATTAAAATATACTGTGTCTGGCAATGTAACTTTATCTGCTTTATCAGTATGTAACCTGTATTCTTCTGTTGGTGTTTCAACTAATGCATTTTTTGTATGACTATATCTAAATTTAATTGACGTAAAGTTATTCTTTCTTGCTACCTCAATTGCTTCATCTATTTGATGTATATTATAATCAAACAATGTCATTATCCAACGACTTTTTCCACCTGCTTTAGCAAAAGATATTGCATTTGCTAATATTTTATTATAATCTGTTGAGCGCCTATATATTAAATGTGTGTCTTCTAGTCCATCAATAGCAAAATCAACAGCATGATATTTTGTATTTCTAGATAATGCATTGCCTAAACTACCCCACCATTCTTCATTATGTGTTCCACCATTAGTACAAATTTGTACAGATGCTTCTGGATTACATTTACCAAACACAGAAATTAATTCAGGTAAATCGGGATGCATACCTGGGTCTCCCCAATTTCCATTAAGTTTTAATTTAAGTATTTCTGTATCAATAGTATCTTCAGTAAATAAACGATACCAAATATGTTTATCAAAGTGACTTAATTGTAACCACGGCTGTGTTTTTCCTCCAGCTATGTTTCTAGCACACGCACCACACCTTGCGTTACAATAACTTGTAATATCAATTTGCATATGGTGTATTTGTTTTAGCCAATTCATTATTATACTTGAGAGTGATCTTTAAGATTAATATGTTCTAGTCTTTGATCTGCAGGCCCATTTAAAACAATTTCTGCTAATTTATGTTTTTGTAGTTTTTGTGGAGTTAGTGTTTCACTTGATTGTCCAAAGAATAGTTCATCAGTAACATGATATATGTTGTGTGGTCTTTTAGATGGTTGCATTTCTTTAAAACTTTTTGCAATATCCTTTGCTGATGCATCTCCTGTATATATTAAGTAATGAAGTTCGTCTTTCTCACAACTAGCAACGTTTTCAACGCCAGGAGTTTCAAGTGCCTTAGCCTCAACCATTCCTGTATAAATCTTGACACCACCTTTCATAAAAATAACATCATCGAACACTCTGCCTGTATAAAACCAGGCACCATTTCTATTCTCAAACTTATCGCCATCTGTTTGCCAATCAAGTGTTCCATACCTATACCAAAGTACACCCTCATCATCATATTTAAGTTCGCCATTATAAAATTTAGGGTCGTGTACAAATCCATAAAAGTTTTCTATTGGATCACCGGGTCTATATTTTGCACTAGAATGACAGTCTGCTTCTGTACTTGCCATCATGTTGTGCATACATACAAAGTTAAACTTTTTCTCAATACTTCTAACAATTGATTCTGGAGTATGCCCACCTGACATTTCCCAATATTTGATTCCATTCCAATTGAAATCATCTGGACATGCATCAACTATTCTTTTAACAGCATTAGGATATGAGATACAACAATTGGGATTTGCTTTTTGTATTTGTTCTGGAATATTATCACCATAGTTTAAGAAGTGTAATCCGCCACCTATATAATACATTCTTAATAAGTTATATGGATTGTATGTTGCTGTAAATCCGTGTGTGCAAAGTATATAGGGACGTTGAGCAAATTCAAACTCTGGTGCTATTGCAAATAAATGTTGTGTTGAAGCATGTGCTGTACAACCTAATAGTGTTTGTCCATCTACAATTGCGTTTTCGTGGTCTTCATAATCCCAAAAGAAAGGATACATTTCAAAGAATTCTTTAACTGTAGTTCCACTTGTCATACCTCTATAAACTTCTAATGGATGTAGGATTGTGGGTGTCAAATCGTCTGTTAGCATGGTTATCTCATTACTTCGTATAATACATATTGCTTTACAGCCTGCAATTAACCCATCTAATTCCATTTTAGATTGTCTACCATCTGCTTGTGTAGCTGACCCACCGTTCTTAATACTAGCAAGTATCCATAAGTAATCATCTATTGTTACTTGCTCTTCTGCTACTACAAAAACAACGTGTGGTCCAATTCCATGCTCTTTTAATCTTTCTACTTTAGCATCAAGATTTGCATGTAGTTCGCCCCAAGTAATCTGTTCAGTTGATGAACTTAGAAATATCTGATCATCGCTTAATGGTTTTTGTTTTTGTTTTAACATAATGTTTAACTTTTGTTCTTGCGTTTACGTGAAATGTATTTTTGTTCTTCAATGCTACTATCATACACACTATCGGGTCCTAATAATGTAGAATAATCAAATGCTGTTCGCCATATCATTCTCTCAGCACTATTAACCCATGAACGTCTGTGTAGTGTATAGTATTGATCACAAATTAAGAAGTCGCCTTCTCTAAGAACAAAGTCTGTTATATTCTTTCCTTGAACTAATGCCTTCCGAAACTTCTTTTGTATTTCATCTACGTCAATTGGTTCGCCTTTGTACCACGCTTTGCAGATAAATGCAGGTTGCCATAACATAAATTCTTTATCGGTATATGGGTGTACATTAACTACGTTTTGTCTTTCATCATCATAATGGTATATTGGAGTTTTATAGGCTTCTTGAACACCGTCAATGGCTTTCATACTTCCATCTCTTTTCATCTCTTCATAAGTTCCATATATTCCTTTTTCTTGACCATTTAATTGTGTTTCTACATTACGCCAATATTCTTTTTCTTCTTCTGTAAAATAACTAAATGCTTTATTAGTGTTTAATAAACTTAATACAGTATCAGGACATGACCCTACACAATATAATCCTGTTAATAATTCTTTAAATTCACCAACATGACACATACCACCATCTCCGTGATATACTAAGTCTGTTGGGCCAAACATTCCATGTGGTGACTTTCCTACTGGTTGTGTTGTGATTAGGGAAATATCTGGATTATCTTTTGGGTTAAACTCCATGTGTCCCATAGATGGATTAGAATCATCAGTATTGCCTATTCGTCTACAAAACTCTACTAATTCATCTTGTGTTAAGTATTGATCGTGAAATAATACATGGCCATTTCGTAACAGTATGTCAACTGCTTCTCTTAATTCGAAATCTGTATAGTCTGTTATTTTTTTCATCATGTTAATTCTCCTACTTGTCTATAGAATTTGTATAGTCTATAGCAACACGCCAAAGTTCTCTATTCTTATTCATTATTGGCGAACGTCTGTGTAGTGTATAAAATTGATCCATAATTAATATATCACCGGGCCTAAACACAATGTCTTTGATGTACTTGGTTCTATTAATAACCTTATCAAATTTTTGTTGTAATCCATTTAAGTCATTTATAAGTTCACCATCAAACCATGCTTTAGTAATCAAAGGTGGTTGCCAATATAAAAATTCTTGCCCACCAACTGGATGAATATTAACAACAGGCATACGCTCATCGCCGGTGTGTTCTGGAATTTCTTTATATTCTTTTCTGTATCCATCATCAATAGGAATAACTCTATCTTCATCTGTCATTGCTTCTTTGCTCTGATGATAATACTTTCCTAATATACTTCCACCATTATTGTTTAGTTGTACTTCAACACCTCTCCACCAATCCTTTTCTTCTTTTGGTAAGTCTAAAAAAGCATCACGATTATTGCTTACTGATAAAACTGTGTCTGGGCAATAATCTTTACAGTATAAACAAATTAACCATTCTTTGTGTCCCCATTTACCGTCAACTACATGATGTACAGTTCCATTTGAATGCCA